TTAATGCAAGTTTTCCTACTAAATATCTTGTGTTGTTCTGAATGTAGAGTTAAAATCATATCGTCAGAACAACGCAAAGGAAATCCCCATTTTTCAAGGTTTCCAGACCTCAATTGAAATGTTAGTGTTGCACATGTAGCCGCCAACGGTTCCACGGTAATTTTTTCAAAAAGTTCATTGACAATCTGCCTGTTAATGTCTTTTGGATTAACGCCCTTAAACTTTTCTAACTTTTCTTTAATAGCACTTAATTGTATTTCTACTGGCTCTGGACTTTTGGTATTTTGGATTTCTAGAATATGGCTCTCAATCTGCTTTATCTGCTTCACGTATTCTTTATTTCTTGAAATAAATTCATCATCAGATATTTTTCCATCCAGATTATATTCCAGTATTTTTTCACGTTTTTGTTTTAACAGATCAATCTGTTTTTCAAGTCGTGAGATTTCGTTTTTATTGTCTGGAATGTTTTTGATCGAGGACTGCAAAATTTCAAAATATTCCTCCAAAATGCTATCAATGTTTTCAGAAGATTTATTTATCAATTCTGCAATTATTTCTTTCAGTTCTGATTCTGCCAGCCCGAAAGAATTACACGAAGCTGCTCCGTTTTTTATTTTATAGCTACATACCCATCGAACATCTTCTTTTCCTCGAATGTAATGTTGCTTCATCCAGTATGGCGCTCCGTCATTTGCGCAGAAAAGTTTTCCAGTGAAAATATTTTCGTTTTTAAAAGAGGTTCTTCTTGATTTTATAGCTTCTCCACGCTCTTTTAAATATGCGTTTGCCTTTTCCCAAGTAATCTCGTCAATAATCTGCGGTACTCTGGAACCATCGTCTTTAAACATTACCCATTCTGACTGCGGAAGAAATTCCTGCTTTTTTGTGAACATATCAACGATCTTGACTTTTCCTCCGCAATAGTATCCTTTGTATTTTGGATTCCGAATAATATTTTTTATGACATCTCTACTGATCTTACCGCCTTTGAAACTTCTATATCCCATATTCCAGAGTTTTTTTTCGATTCTTGGTGTAGATATTCCGGAAGCATAATCTTGAAAAATAATTCGAATCATGTCTGCTTCTTCTGGAATCAGTTCAAGCTTCCCTTTATTATTTGAATATCCATACATTCTGTGTCCGAGAACAACACCATTTTTGATTGACTGTGCGTGTCCAAATTTTACTCTTGAAGAAAGCTTGCGTATTTCGTCCTGTGCTACCCCGGCCATAATAGTAAGCCTGAACTCACTATCATCATCAATAGTGTTAATTCCATCATTTTGAAACCACACGCATACGCCGTAAGACAACAATTCCCTGGTATATTGGATGCTGTCAAGAGTGTTTCGCGCAAATCTCGAAATTTCTTTTGTGATAATCATGTCAATTTTTCCGAGCTTTGCATCTTTGAGCATTCTTTGGAATTCTTCTCTTTTATCTGCGTGCATTCCGGAAATACCATCATCAATGTAAGAACCTGCAAACTTCCATCTGTTGTTAGAATGTATCAGTTCTTCGAAATGTTCCTCCTGGTGTTTAATGGATGCTTGCTGTTCAACTTTTTCCGTAGAAACCCTAGCGTAATAAGCAACATTCAGTTCAATGTCGTAAATAGAACAACTCCTTAATTTTTCTCTGACATAATAAATATTCATAGTGCATTTCTCCCTCAATATACAGGGAGTGGAATCATATAAAGTATAACACTTCACATAACTACACTCAATACATTTTGTTACTTTTTAATGCTAATTTCAGCTTTTATTTTGTCCCTTGTTTTCTCATCTATCAGACCAAGTGAGAACATTCTTTCATTTATGGCATACAATATAGCTTTTTCCATTAATTGTCCCTCCATATAATTATCTCGTTTTAAACGCTGTTTTTCTTTATCTTTTGTATGCCCTATAATTTCTACCATTATTCTCTTTTGAACGATTCTGCGCTATTTTAAGTACATAATTATCACGTTTTACAACAAATCAAAGATGTGTACCTGTCCATCAATCTGAGATTCTTCCAGATTGTAAAATTTGCAAGCTATATAATCTGGATTCCAATCAATTTCCAGTTCGTATTGCAGGCACTGCGGATGCTTGCTTCCACGGAAGAATCTGCAATCTGAACAGGTATGCTGATAAGCTGTACCACCAGACCGCTTATACATTTCGCTTATCTTTCTCATAGAATCACTCGCTTTACTCTTGACTTTCCTCTCGCTTTCTTTTTGAAGATACCATTTTTAACACAATCCCTCGGATCACATCCTCTGCTATGCTCTTCGATCAAGATATAATCACAGGTTGCATTTGTACTCCATGCATTTTCACTCTTGCTGTAATAGTCGCATTTCGAGCATTGTCTCCGCTTTAGGCCTATAATTTCAGTGCTTTTTAATTCTCTCCATGGTTTTCTATCTGGCATTTTTCCACACCTCCCAATCTGGCAGAATCTATAATTTTTAAAAGGTCTGGGCTTAGTTTTCTTCGTTCTTGTTCTCTTTGCACTTCTGCTCGGTAAGTCCTTTGAAAATTTGATTGAACTACGCTCCACCATGTACCATCTACATTTTCAGATAATGCCCATTCCCTAAGCTGTCCTGGGCTTGAAACAGCTTTTTGTATTAATTCCGGCAACCTAGCAAACTCTTCTTCTGCATGATACCCGGAATTTCGGATTGCCTTGGATACCTTTTCCCAGGCTTCCGTTTCGTTCAATTCTGTGGATTGTGGCGCAATGCTATTGGCACATTTTCTTAATGCGGCTATTGATGGCTCTTTCCATTCCGTCTGCATATATTTCTTTAATCCGAAACTTAAAAGCTTGTAATCTAGGTCTTTCAAAAGTCCATACCATGTATCAAAAGCATTCTGATCTGGCAGAAATGATGGAGAAGTGTACACAGCTTTCATTGCCTTTACCAGTACCGCCCATTCTTCCCTTGTCATACCCAATTATCCACCTCGCTTACCCTGTTTTGAATTTTCTCCATGTAGCTGCACGGTCTATTCGTAGACTTGTCTGCGTATTGCCCTTCAAATACTTTTGCAAAATTTCCAGGCTTTAAGAACCAGTCAAACGTAACCATCCAGCCATTTTTATTTTGCCCTTGTAGGAATGTGCTGCGTCGAATATTTTCAATCGCTTCCAGAATATCTTCAACACAGTTTTGGCGGATTCTGGCTTTCACTGCTTGTTCTCGTTTTGGTGTCATTCTTTTTACAGGAGTAATACCAAATTCTTCCAGAGTGTTCCATTCATCAATGATTCGTTGGACGTCAGTCTGACGAATAGTATCTTTAGATACTATTAAATCATTTATATCTTTATCTTTATCTAATTCTGTATCTAAATCTAATTCTAAATCTTTATCTTTATTCTTATTCTGTTCCGTTACAGTAATGTTACTGTAACGTTTCTGTAACGTTACATCATCTTTCTTGCAAAGCAATGCGGCCTTATTTTTTTGACGTTCACGATATTCTGCGACCCTTTTTCTGTTTTGATCTCGTATTTTCTCCAATTCGTCTGCACTTTGATGCTCTTCCCAGCCGGGAATAGAAAGTAATTCAGAATCTCTGGTAATCATCCCGAACTTTTCCAGAACTGTTAGTGCTAATTGAATAATGCTTTCCTCAAAATCCAATTCATCTGCAAGCATTTTTGTTGTGTATGGAATATTTTCAGTGAGAAAAATAATTCCGTTTGAATTACATCTGCCAGCCATTGTCAAAAGCATTACCCAAATAAGAACAATATTGTTTCCCTCTGGCATTTTCCTTATTTGCTTAATTTTTCGGTTGCTAAACATTTCAATCTCAATTTTAATCCAGCTTACTTTAGCCATTAATGTAATTGCCTCCTCCAATTCCTGGATTTTTCAAAAGTGTTTATTTTAATTCAACTTCAATTCCATTGTTTTTCAGTTCTCCATTTACCGGAATTACAAGAGATGGAACGCCGTTTATTTCTTTCAGTTCAATCAGAGCAATCTTATCTGGCTGAATGCAAATTGTTGCATCTGATGTTACAATTTTTGCAGTTTTTGAATTATGGATATTGTCAAGTGCAACAGGATCATTGTTGAAATACATTCCCCAGTTTTCTTTGAAGTCCGATAACTTCTCGCCTGGAACTCCGCAATATTCAAAAATCTGTTCCATTTCGTCACATGATACAGTTATCATCTCCGGGCTGTCTTTCTTCTGTTCTCTTACTTCCTGCAAAGATTCAATTAGGCTTTCAGTGAAATTGAATGTTGTATTTCCTTCGAAATTGTCCATGATAAAATCTGAAAAGACATTGATCTCATTGCCGGGTATACGTGGAATTGGTGTGCCAAGAACATTTTCGATGAAGTCTTGATGAATATTCTTTATGTTTTTGTTGAAATACAAGGTTCCATGAATATCAGTGCTTCTATCATTGAATACAGGGAATAAGAATCCTGTTTCTGGTCTTGAGACTACCCAATCACGAATACGATCTTTGATGTTATTTTCAGCTACATCATAGCTAAGCCCAGCCTTTGAAAGATTCACCGGGCAAATGCTACACAGAATGTGTTCATAGATTTCTTCTGAAGCATCGTGCATTTCAGTTTCATCAGAAGCTTTTCCGGGAATGTCATATACTGCATGAATGAGAATTATGTAGTAATTTTCGTGATAATCATAACTTTCAATCACTTTATCATAAAACTCGTCCAAAAGTTCATCATCTTTAAGCTTACTTGCTCTGATTCGCATAAGAAATTCCTGTGTTCCACCCTCTTTTTCCTGTGATAATGGGAATTCAAGGTTCATAAGGTTTTTTCCAAGTCTGCCAGACATGGTTTTCTTGAAAATATCAAAATACTTGAACGTTTCTTCCTCTGGAAGAGACAGGAACGCTTCTTTAATTTTGGTTTTCTTGTTCTTTTCTGCATCCACATAACAACCGCAAATGCGTGTGATTGCACAATTGGCTGGTGTAAATTGTTTCTTAATTTCTGCGATTTCATTCTTATTCATTCTTTTCCATCCTTTCTGCTTCTCTCACCTGTTTCTTTTCAATCCACTTATTAATTTTCTCATCGGATATCATGTACATTTGCTTTAGCATTTCGATGCAGATCAACACATCTGCAATTTCTTCTATCATGTTATCACGGTTGATTTTTCCACGCTTTGCCTTGCTGATTGCTTGGATAAGTTCTGCGCATTCTTCCATGCAGACAGTTGACTGAATTTCTTCTCCGTAATTGTCAACGCTTCTATCAATAATGCTTTCGTTAATGTTATATGTCATTTTCTTTGCTCCAATCTAATTTCTGGCCGCATCTGGTACAGTATTTACTAACAACGCCTACGCTTTGTTTACAGCTCGGACAATTACCATAAGCACCAACTTTTATTTTTTTACGTTCTCCAAAGTCCATGTACATTTCACTTAAGTTGTCTACTTCCTTCGGAATCTGCTTTTCAATCGCCTTAATAGCTTCTTGTCTAGTTTCTAAATCAACCATAACTAATCCGTCTGGAAGTTCTGGGTATCTTAATTTTTTGATTGTTTCTTGATAATTCTCCTTTACTAATTCAAAATATTCTTCTTTCCATTTCAGAACATTATGAAAATCAAACGAACTATATCCTACGTGGTAATAATCCTCGCCAACTTTCTTGTATTTTAATTCAAAATATGGCTTGTCATCTACGATTCTAAAAATCTGTTCTAATTCCGTTACAATTTCCTTTTCGACTTCAACAGGAATACTTGCTTTTTCCATTTTATTCGCCATTCTTCTTCATCTCCTCCAACTGACTTTCTACGGTATCTGCAAGTAACTTCAAAGACTCAATAAACGTATCTGTCAGTGCTATTCTGCTCGGTTTTTTCGCATATGCTCTAACGAGGCTTATTGCCTCTTTGAGCTTCTTTTCATCCATAGCTACATCTGATGCTTCTACTAATTCATACCCCGGCGAAAGCTCGGCATTTCTTGTCATTTCTTTGTTATATTCGTAAAACTTTAATATGTCCGGTATCTGCTGTTCTTCAAAAGGATATGGATATGCTTCTTTGCCGCCGTACCATCTGTATCCCTGTCTCTTTGCTTCTTTCAGAACGCTTTCATACTCTTCCTGTGTTCTGACTAATACGCATTTATTTGCTAGATTAATCATCAACATTACCTCCTGTAATTTCATTCACGCAAGTGTTATAACCAGCGGCATACTCTAAGCCATCTACATTTCTCGCACCTCTTGGAATTGCCATTTTCTCTGGCAACGGTCGCAGCGGACACCAGTCGGGAATTGTTTCTGCTTGCGCCCTTAATATAGTTTTGTTTGTAATCATACATGTTACTATGCAAACCTTTAAGTAATCAGTTTTTTCCTGGCTAAGATGGCAGGAAATGCATCCTTTTTTTGGGGTATCTATCGTCAATACTGATTTACTCATTTTCTCCCTCTTTTCTGTAAAAACATCCCATATTGTGCCGGGCTTATAATTGTGTCCTTCTCACGGGTAGCATTGTAATATCCAAGGCGTCCGTTCTTCTTGTTTTCTTCTTTTGTGAACATGGTTGAAATATCTTTTCCTCTTTTAAGCATAGTCATCCCAAGTTTCCTCCCTTTCTACTACAGTTTCAATAACGTTTCCACAATTCATGCACTTATAGTTGGTTAAGGATTTATCAGGAAAATCGAAATGTGCGACCATCCAAAACAGATTTTTCTCTCCACAAGTGCATACCACATTTTTATCTTCATCAAGGGTATACTTTCCGTGAATTTTCATTTACTCAATCCCTCCCAGCATTAGTAAAAGCTTGTTGTAACCAGGGCAAAACTTGGTTCCATCGAAAACATCTTTCAAGAGGATGCAATTCGGATAAAGTTTCTGTACCTCATAAAGTTTGTCTACCCCTTCATCTTTGTAATTAAATCGTTTTCCGGGCCGAAGGTTGTATTGCTTGGTAAGCTGAGATTTCAATGTTTTTGCGCGTAATTTACTCATGTTTTTCCTCCTGCAATAATTCTGGATTATCAAAAACGTTTCCAATTTTTTCGTTTTCTTTTACAAATTCCGAAAATTCAATATCATTGTTTTCGTGTAAATCTGCTTCTACTGAATTTTCACCAAATTTGTACCTAACAAAATCATACCTAGCAAAATTTTCATCATAGCCAATAAGCCCATAATTTTCTGTTTTGAAGGAATCATATTCTGTCCCACAACTTGTATGAGAAGACATCCAAATTTCGTCCTCCAATTTTAGAATGTCATTTTCCCAAATCTCATTGCCGTTCTTATCGGTAAGCCCTGTGTACTGGCAGATGGTTTCTGGGTCAACTTCGGCATATTCCCACACTTTATAACTATCAGCATGGAAGATTAAATGTTCTTCGTTGCCTAAGAGGTCATATCTTTTCTGATAATACCCCTCAACCCATTTACCATCGTCAATCCGTTTTGCTTTAAAAATGATTTCTCTCATATGGCATTTCCCCTCCATTTCTCACATCTTTCAAATTCAATTACCCATACCCAGGGATTCGCCGCCCAACTACAACTATCAATTTTTTCTTTTGAAACAGTGGATTCCCATATCTCTGAAAAGCGTTCAATTGCAGTTCTTCTCTGCTTTTCCAGCCAGCCCACATTCTTACCGTCTTTGCAGTTTGCTCCTTCGGCTTTTGCGTCATCATCTGTAATATCCTGCAAGCGTTCTAATCTCACGCTAGTAACCTTTAACCAGATCCTAGCAGCTGCTTTAGGCATATGGATTGATGGGTGCCATTTTTCAAAAGGTACTTCGTTTTCTTCAAATGATGCTTTATATCCGTAGCATCCAAATTCTTTCTTGTCTATATTGTAAATTTTGGTGGCTTCCTTGTCACGGCATCCCTCTACTACTTTCATGCCACAGTCCCAGCATGGACACCAACACCAGGTTTCCCGAACGTACAGAATATCTCCTACGCAATATGGGCTTTTTCTTATACACGATGTATTTTCGCCATTACATAAAACCTGACCATTATATAAAATCAGCCCATCCTGAATATATTCTGTCTGTTGTGGATCTTGATCTGGAAGAAATTTCACAATTCTTCTGGTGCAGGTTTTTGCGCCAGCTAAGATGGCTTTAACCATTTCAGTGTTAAAAAGAATTGGTTTTGTTTTACTCATGATTCTTGGTTATCCTCCTTCCGATTCCATCCAAGCGTTTCCTACTTTCTAGCTCCAAAAAGGTTTTCTATGGAATCCGTAGTAATATATAATTTCTTGGTTTTACCACATTTTTTGCATCTAAGTTGTGCTCGTCCGTCATGGAACCACATCTATTCAAGCTCATACTTATGTGGCTTATGAAGCCATTTGATTTTGCAATCACGTTCACGCCATGTCTGGAATTTGAGCCATGCGCTTTTAGCAAAAATGCAAACCATAATTGCAATAACTGCTATGCCTATTCCAACTAAACCAGACAAGATTCTACTCATTTTTCCTCCCTAATCCTGTTTTCCTGATTTTCTTTTTCATCTGCTGCCAGATCTTCTAAGAGTGTATTTACAATATCCAGTGCGGATCCAGGCAGACCCTCTTTGTAGATGGTTTGGGCTGTTAAGTCCTTTTTGAGCTGCTCTAATCTTTTTCTTACTCTATTTGCCATTCTTCAGCTCCTCCAACTTCTTCTCAGCTTCCTTACGGGTGAGAAATATGGTTTTGCCAATTTCGTTTATAGGAAAGCTGCCTGTTATACTTCCACCATAATTTGAAATATAATATATAATTTCATTTTCAATATCTGATTCCACATAACTCTCACAATGACCAAACGAGTATGCCGCAATTTTGTAGCTTGCCGGACTTCCTAAATCATTATCCCAAACCGTATCTCCAACCTTACACGGCAATCTCACCAGCAAGCCCTGTTCTTCTGCTTCTTTAAATGTTTTGAGTTCTTCCAGCCATTCTGCAACCTGTTCGTATTTTTCAGCACAATCATCACTGCTTATGAAACTGTTTGGAATAATAATTGTATTCTTTTCATTGTTTTTTCTGTTCTTCCGGACTACCTCTTTTAAATATTTAACAGCTTCTTCAATTGTCAATTTTCTCATCTACGTTACCTCTCTTAATGCCCGCTTCGGAGCATGCAAAACAATAATTCCGTCATGGATCTCTTTCTTGGTCCTTCATGGCAAGGTAATATAACCGCCAGTTTCCACCGCTTTACCTCTGTGTCCAGTGGCGTAGGATTTTCAAATTCATCTGTTACCTCTGCCCAGCCTGGTATCGCAACCATAACACCAAAGTAGTTGGAGGATTCCGGGAACTCTGCTTTCATGTGTCTGGCAAATTTCCCACTGCGGAAATCTGGTAAAATTTCTTTATAGCACTCCATCGTTGTTACCAGGTAATTTTTTTCGCCAAGGAAATTTAGTCCGTTCCCGCTGTATACATCCTCCTTGCAGCTTTTAATCTCGTAGCAGGTAAATATGCCCTTTTCAATTCCTGATACAGAACACTGATTTGCCGGAGAAAACTGCATGTAATCAATTCTTTTAGCTTCAGTTCCCCATGGATCAACACTAACTTCGCTGGCCCAGTGTTTCCCAGCACCAGCAAAGCGTGTATCTATGAGCAACTGGCTAAGAAATTTCGTCACCTCTGCTCTTGTCATTTCTGACCTCCTATGCAAAAATGCTATCTATCTGCTCAAAGCACTCCGTAAGTGTTTCTTTTAATGGTTCGCACCACTCACAAGTGTTTGGTTCTACATCCTCTCTGTCAAGATGTACGTTATTCGGGCCACCTGCGATCAATCCCTGGCTTTCCTGCCAAATGCTCCCTGGCTTTACGCGCTTGTATTTTCCGTCTATGAGGAATCCGTCAGCATCGCATAAATCAAAACCGCATTCTTTAATGCAACGGTATCTCTTTATTTCCTTTTTCGCCATTTTCGCCCTCCTTATTTTTCTTGAAATCCATTGTCAGGTCGTAAACGAACTGGCAGATTTTTTCTGCTCTGTCATTTTGCCTCCACCTTTGCTCTTCAATGCTCTCAATATTCATTTTCTTCTACTTGCCCGGATTCTTCTAGCCACTTTTCTATGCAAGGTAGGCATACATAACAACTTTTCCATCCCTCGCCTTCTACTATAGCTTTCTGTCTCAGCATCTTTGAACCTTTAGGTATCTGTTTTTCACATACGCAGTATAAATGAGAAGCCCTTATTTTTACGATTTTTTCTGTCAGATTTGATTCCGAACCATCCATATCCCCTGCAAATATCTGGCTATCAATATACATTTCTTCTGGATATTTCATTCAATCCCACCGCCTTTCACGATTTCTACCGCCCTGCTTAGTCCAGCATTGTATCCTTGATGTACATCAGATAAGATACATTCTGATTCAACGAATTTATCTCTTTTCAATTCACTAATAACCTTGTCCACATCAAAAGCTGTCGGCTGTTCGTCAATCTTTTCAAGAATCTCTAAATCATCAGAATATGCACAATGTATCGCATACTTCAATTTATCTGCATCAATCAACCTCATAATCTTCACACTCCTCCGCATATTCATAACCGTCCATATCATCACATCTGCACTGGCAGGAATCCTGTTTAGTACAGCAGATACAGCACTCTGTTTCGCCGTCCGGACAGTCTAACTTACATCTTCCCATTTAATCCTCCTTATGCACTTTAAAACCGAAATGACAATCAAGTTCCAGATTCTCTCCGTAAGATACGATGCAATTGAGTTCGTAACTTTTTGCCTTTGCGCATTTTGAAATTAATGTGTTCAAGGCTTCTACGAGCTCTTTACTGTCTTTTTCAGTGTATTCAACCATTCTCGCTCTTCCTTTCTCATGATTTCTTTTATGCATTTCTCACAGTAGCAACATTCTTGTCCCTGTATCTTATACAAGAAGCACACCCAGTGTCTGTTCCAAATGCCTTTATCTTCGCATCCTTTACAACTACTTTGCCCGTTTCCTTCGCAACGTGTTATTCTCAGCATTTATTTGACCTCCTTATATGGCTCATGCTTCCACCTCTCGCTTGATTCCAAATATTCTTCCCATACAACCTGGAAATCATCATGCATCATTCTTTGAGAAATCATAAATCCAAGAACAAAATCGTTATTAATGTTTTGAATAAATTCTTTATCGCTCCCATGATTTCTCATGTATTCCTGAACCCTGTATGTTGCAGTTTTTATCTCATCAGTATTGCATATAATATCTCTAATTCCATTTATACTTCCTCGAAGCCGACGAATCCATTGTTTATTTTCTTTTCTATCTTCTTCCGCATCCACCAGAAGAGTATTCACGATATCCAGCGCACTCCCTGGAAGTTCATGCTTATACTGTGATTTCTTTTCTATCTCAGTTTTGTATTGCTCTAATCTGTTTCGTACTCTGCTCATACCTCCACCTCCGAATCTTCTGGCATCTGAAAGACCATATTCTTTTTAAAACTTTTTACAAGTTCTTTGAAACCATTGACGTGAATATCGTTTGATTCTACAATTGCTCGATGTCCTGTAAATCCTGTTAAAAAAGTACGAGTAATTTTATATTCTTCATAGGCTTCCTGAATCATATCCAGTACTTTCATGGCTTTTTCTTTGGTGGAATATTTTCCTAAAATAAAATATCCTCCACTTCTCTGTGCATCCTGCAAACTCCAACATATAACATTCAACGAATCTGGGAGTTTTAGATTTATTACAATGTTTTCAAACTTTACCAGCGCTGTTTTATCCTGACTTCTGATTAACATTTTGCGTCCTCCTGCTTCTTAAAATCTATCTTCAAGTCATAAGCGAACTGGCAAAGTTTCTCTGCAATCTCATCTGCATTCTCTACATTTGCAAGTTGTCTGACGTACTGCTTACCACATATAACGCAAGTTAATTTTCTGATTGTTTCCCAAACCTGCCATGAGATAATAGATGAATCAAAAGCATCCGCCATCAGAGAATTTGCTCCGCTCCCATTCTCATCTCTAAACCACTTTTCTCTCGGTGCTTTTAATGTGGTTGCAACATCTTCTCTGGTAAGACAACCTTTGTATTTTTCGTCAATGCGCTTTTCCAGTTCATCCAGAAGTTCGTTCTTTTCCTGTTCTGTCATTGCGTCCTCACTTTCCACGCTTAGATTTTCTCCCTTTATTTTCCGAATCTTCTAACCAATTCTTTATTCAAAACCGGGATTCTCACATCTGTTTCAGATTCCAGTTCCTCAATCATGCTCATAAAGCTTCTTTCGCCACGGTTCGCTTGTCCCACAAAATCATTTGCACAATTGATTACGTCTAAAAGCCTTTTGGTTGAAAATCCATGCAGTTTTCTTAATGCCAACATCATAGTTACGGAATTGATCGTATTCGCCCAGTCATCACCAGCATTGAATCCATCGTTATAGGCTTGATCTTGCATGATTTCCAACTCTTTACGTGAGTTCTGCATGGCTCTTCCGAATGCCTGTGACATTTGATTATCGCATTCCAACACCCTATTTTTCTTTGGCGCTTTCATCTTTAATTTGCTTCCCATATTTTTTCCTTTCGTATCTGTATTCCGTCAAACGGTATGCTCTCGATATTCCCGGATGTTCTGTGGCAATCAGAGAATCCATTTCCAATTGCCGCATATGTCTCTGAATGGTACACTTTGTGAGGTCTGTTCCATCCATGATTTCTTCATAAGAAGGCATATATCCGTGTTTCTCAAAATACTTCACCAAAATCTGTAAATATCATTTCTAGAAGATTGTCCCTCATTATATTTCCTCTGACGGTAATTCATACGCAAAACGGCTCATCTGCCGCAGTATTACTTTTCTCTTCACGCATTTTATTTAATCTTTCCGCAGCTTTCTTTTTCGTTTCGTCGGAATATTTTCTTGGTGGATTGATTTTAATGTAGGAATAAGGCAAGTGGGCGAAAATAGATCCATCGTTATTTCTGGCAATAATTTTCACATCTTCTGGAAATTCCTTTTCTAATTCCTCGCATCTGTTCTTCCAGGCACTTCCATTCTTGGCAGTAAGCCCTACATAATCTCTTCCGGGAATCCACTCAATAACACATTCATTGGTATTCTCTGCCATGTAATCACTCTCCTTTTAAATAATCAAAGATTGATATTTGCTGATAACATTGTTTTACGATAAAAAATCCTCAATACTCATTTGTCCTACCGGGCAATCCATTACATTTCCATTCAGTGCTTCTTCTACATTTGCTTTCATTTGTTTAAAATAGCTTTCTTTAAGTTCACATGAGATTGCTCTTCTTCCAAGTGTTAAAGACACAAATGGGGTGGAACCGATACCACCGAATGGGTCAAAAATTATATCTCCTGGATTGCTCCATAATTCAATGCAGCGCTGAATAACTTCCAGCTGCAAAGGGCAAATATGACGTTCGTCCTTATCTTCTCGTGCAGATTTTTTCTGTAACGTATCGCTCTGCCTAATGTCCATCCATACTGGACTTGCGTAGTTTTGCCACACATCAACAGGAAAAGTCTCGTGTGTATGCGAAATTCGTTCTGGATTTTCTCCTGGCTTTCTCATTGTGACAATATAATCCGGGATTCCCTGCCTGTTCATTGCACTATCTTTTCTAATCTGCTTATGCAGCAGTCCCAATGCTTTTGTTCTTTGCATTTCAGTTACTGGATTTTTCCAGATGGTAACCTTACTATGGTAAATAAATCCGCAATCTTCAAAAATCTGTCGCATGATTGCTGGAAAGTCTTTCAAGCCAATCACGCCGTCACGCTCTTTCATAAGCGGCAAGTCCATACAATGAAAACTAAGTAATCTTCCGGGCATTGTTATTCGATACAGTTCTTTTGCCAGATAGATAAAATGGTTGTAAAATTCATCATCTCCCTTACTATTCCCCATATCCCGGTCACTGTTACTGTATGTATACAAGCTAGAAAATGGTGGTGAAAATACTGTATAATGAATACTTTCGTCCGGGATTTCTTTTGTGATTTCGCAAGAATCGCCGTTGTATATTGCGTATTTTTCTTTAACAACCTGGTCTAAAACATTCATGCTGTAAATTCCTCCCAATCTGGCAATTTCATTTCTTTTGTTGGCTCATAAGGCGTACTTATACGGCAAGTGCTTTTAAGCTCTTTTTTTGTTATTTCCTTTGTTAATTCTGTCATTTCAGACTGCATTTTCTGGAAATCACATTGCTTCCTTTCAATATTTTCCTTTACGCAGCCTTCCTTCGCGGAAATAATAATGTAAACATTCACAGGCTTCTCTTGCCCGAACCGCCAACACCGTCTGACTGCTTGGTAATACTGCTCATAGCTATCTGAAAGTCCAGTAAATATCATATTGTGGCAATTCTGCCAGTTCATGCCGAACCCTGCAATTTTGGGCTTTGTGATAAGGCATTTGACCGTTCCATCAGAAAACGCCAACATAGAGTTGCTTTTATATTCTGATTTATCAGAGCCTTTTACTTCCACGGATTCAGATATCAGTTCGCTTAATCTTGCTGATTCGTCATTTAAATCACACCATACAAGCCATTTCTCATTTGAACTATTTACAAGTTTCGCAGCTTTTTTACATCTAAGTTCAAGACTTTCCTTTCTGGCTTCTCTTCGTTCTGTAAGTGTTAATGATTCTTTTATCGGCTCATTTCCGTCTACAATAATTTCGTTAATGTTAAGTTTCGGAAGATCGTAGCCAGATACTTGATACCCGATATTTGCTGGGTTATCTACAAATACACTGAATGTTGCCAGCCATTGCCAGAATACATCTGTTGCATGCCCCTTTAATCTCCATTTAGATGTTTGTCCACCGTCATGCACAAAGAACATTGATAACATTTCCGACCGTGTCATAACGCCGCAAAATTCGCTGTGATTTCCTATTTCCATATAGTCATTGGGGGCTGGTGTTGCAGTACAAGCCAACTTATAAGGAACTGAATGAAAATTCTGAATAATTGCTGTTCTGACTTTTCCAGAATAAGATTTAAGAATACTACTTTCGTCAAGTACAACTCCCACAAATTCATTTGCAACAAATTTATCCATTTTTTCATAATTGGTAATATTAATACCGCTGATACATTCAGATTGGCTTTCCACAACTTTTGCAGTATAACCAAATTTTTCAGCTTCACGCTTCGTTTGATCCGCCACAGCCAACGGTGCAAGAATAAGAACCATTCCACCAGCGTGTGTGCAAACTTGATGTGCCCACGAAAGTTGCATTGGTGTTTTTCCTAAACCGCAATCAGCAAATATGCAGGCTTTTCCTTTCTTTAAAGCCCATCTCACAATGTCTTTTTGAAATTCATACAACATTGGATTTAATTCCGATTTATCAATATCAAACCCACTGCTTTCAAGAACAAATCGTTTGCTCTTTAAAAAATCTTCATAATTCATTTTTAAAAGAAGCCCGGTGCACCCTTACGTCAGCTGAAGGCAAGCTCCTTTCATTTTTTATTTTTTATCTTTGGAATTTAGCCAGTAGAACTACTGGTGTGTTAGAATCAGTGATAGTTTTCTTCATTGAGTAAGTCGTTGAATTTTTCCAACGCCTTAATAGATACTTTGTTATTTGCTTTTTCTGGTTTTAGTGATACTTGCAAATGTTTTTTTATAATATCTGATAGATCGTGTGCCAATTCTTTTTTTCCAGACCTTTTGCCGTCTCGATATCCTTTTCTTGGCTTTCTCTCTGCAAGATTTCCTTTTTCTCTGCTGTCTCCTTGCCCCCCTAAGCTTACGTTGTACATCTGGAATCCGGCATCGGCATATTTTCTGATATATAATTTTTCCTTGACATCTATTTCGTTTTGAGGAAATGTTTGAAACGCAAGCTTCCATCCATATGGATTATTTTTATTGTAAAATCCGTGCGCTTTAAGGCTTGAGGCGATATGATCGTATTCCACTAGATGCCTCGCTGCCCTCTCGCACAACGAAACTGCTTGCCCACAATATCCTCTTCTTATTCCGTTTTCATCAGTTCTGTAAAAAAAATAAATACCACTGGAATACGGAATGCCCGGGCATATTTTCTTTATTCTTTCCTCGCATTCAGCTTTTATTGCATAGACTTGTCTATAATTTACTTTTCCCATTTCATCTCCTAACTAAACGGAAATTCATCTTCCATACCGCCTAAATCCGGCACATCCATGAAACTAGGTTCTGGCGGCGGTACTGGTCGTGTGTCTGTTTCCTGTGTTTGTGGTGACTGGCTCTTTCTTTCTGCAAATTCATGTTCTGCAACAAGACAATCATTTGAGTAAACTTTTTCGCCATTTTTGTTCGTATAGTTTCCAGTCTGCCATTCTCCACGCACATTTACTTTCGTGCCTTTTTTAAGATATTTCTCTGCGAATTCTGCATTTTTCCCAAGACATACACAAGCGATAAAGTCAGATTTTCTTTCTGTATTCTTTTTCACTCTTCTCTCGACAGCCAAAATATATCTTGCGATTTTGGTATCATTCGTTCCCATTCTGATATCTGGATCAGCGGTTAATCTTCCAGAAAGAATAACAATATTCACAATTTATCACCTCTCAATCTGAATGTCGCATCTAATAAGTGCGTGTTTGATTTTCTTTGCATTCCCTGTTACAACTTCTTCTTTCCCGATAACAAAGGAAATATCATCTTCTGTTACATTGAATCCTTTTGTTTTGATATGCTCCATGATGATTTCTTTAATTTCATCTGTGCCAATTCCAATTGTTATTTCCAATGATGTTACCTCCCTGGCTTGTATGCTGGTGGCATTGGTTGCCATGCAATGACTGGGTAATATGCAATTCCGTGTTTTTCTACCATGCCCCATCTTCCACCGCCTAAATATGTAAGGGTTGTTGGTAACTTGGCGTCTTTTATGGTAACGTTGTATTTTATCTTATCTTCTGGGCTTTCTCTCACATCTGGCTCTGGCGGTAACTTCACATCTGTTGGAATCCACATATCCGCAGGACTGTATGAACAAATCAGTTCTTCAACTTTCTTGATTGCATCATTCCAGCCTTTATCGTACTTGCATTCCTGTTCGGAATGTTCTGGCTTTTTCAGTTTGCCAAGTGTTTTTAAGAAGATTTTCATTGATTAATCCTCCTTAACTTTCTCAATAGTTTCTTTTATTGCTTCTTTCACAGCCTTGGTTTTAATCATCTTATCTGCCAAGGCTTTTGCCGCTTCCTGTACGATCACGCTTTCATTCTTTTCTAGTATCTCGGAAATATGAAAATGTATCATCCTACACAGCGGCTCATTGGTTTCTCTACTACCATATAACTCTTTTTTATAAATAACTCCTTTGATTTCTTTAGTAATATTCTCAACTACCCTGTCCTCAACATTTTTACGGATTTCCTTTGCAATTTCTTCCTCGTTAATGCCAATCGTTACTGGTACACTGAATACGCTCATTAATTCTCTCCTTTCAAAACGGACATAAGTCCAAGTTAATTTCCAGTCCAGGTGTTGCAATCTGAACCAGTGCATCATCCCAAACCACCGCTTCTTTTATCTCCTTCAGAATCTGATCCGGGTCAGCTGCTTCATTGCTCAAATGCACTAATGTTACCGTCCGTAAAGCCGCCGTATGGTTCGTATTTACTAATCTTTTGCAAGTATCTAAGGAACAATGCCCTTTAAGCCTGTGGGCGTAATTTTCGGCTGTTTTGTCAACCAATTCATTGCAATAGTTACACTCAATAACAAAGTGGTTCAGTCGCATTGCCTTGAAATTGTACTTGCAGTATTCAAAGTCTGTCATGTACAACAGCTTTCCCATTTCTTCATGCTCCACGATATAGCCATAATTGAAGCACGGAATAAGTTGCCCTGTGTCCTTATCCCTTGTAGTATGCGGCAAATAGAACGGTATTACTGTAAATGAGCCAACCAGAAACGGTCTTTTCTCTGGAACTCCTTTCATCAGCTCGCCAGTGATGATTTGCAGATGTTCCACGGTTTCATCATTGGTGTAAATCTGAATACCTAAATTCATCAGATTTTTAAATGATTCACGGTGATCGCTCAACCGTGTTCATGGGTAAGAAGCACGCCAGAAACATCACTTGTTCTGTAATCAATAGCTTTCAGAATGTCTTTGTATCTGCATCCGCAATCCAGAAGAAGCATTTCTCCGCTGTTGGATTTCAGAACATAGCAGTTCCCATGGGTACTCCCTGTGTTGACAACTCGCATGAACATTTTTTATCACCTCGCTTTCATTCTTTTTTCGATATCCAAATCCACACTGTGGCATAATTTGACGCAATCTCCGTGCAGCATATGGTCTTTACATGAGAGATATTTTACTTGAAACTCTAATTCTGACATTTTCCTATCATTTACAGCCTTAACCCATTTTCGGACTTTCTTTTGTGTTTTTCGTTTTTTGTCTCCTCGAAGTTTTCTAATATACTCCCCATTAGAAGTTACATAATGATGAAAGCCAAGATAGCACAATCCCATTCTAAATGGCACAATCTGTGATTTAGTATTCAATTGTATTTTAAGGCTTTCGGTCATAATCTGGATAGCTTCAAGTATTTCTCTGGCTTCTTCTTTACTTTTACAAATCACATAGAAATCATCATTATACCTTCCGTAATGCTGTATTCCGTATTCAATTGTTATCATTTGATCCAACGAATGCAGTAACAGTAAAGCGTATTTCTGATTAACTTGATTTCCAAGTGGAAGTCCTGGATTTTCGGCGCTGTCAATAAATAGATGATTTAACCATACTGTAAATTCATCATCAAAATAGTAATCCACCACGTCTTTCATGATTTCATGATCTATGCTGTAAAAATATTTACGAATATCGCATTTTACAATCCAGCCATTTAAACCATTTTTACTGTAAAATTCCAACATATGATCTCGCAGACCATCCATTGCCATATAATGACCTTTTCCGATTTGTCCTGCTGTGTTCCATTTTATAAAAATATTATTTAATTTCGGCGTAAGAATGTAGTCTGAAAAGCATCTCTGTACCGTCTTGTCTTTGAAAGAACACGATTCTATGATGCGTTCTTTCGGCTCATATATTTTGAATTTATTATACGGTGCTATGGAATACGTTTGATTTTCCAATTGTTCCTTCAATGTTTGGATTCCTTCCAACGCCATAATAGAAAACCTGGCAGTGCCGGAATTGAATTTCTTATCTGCCTTAACTCGTTTGTAAGATGAATACAAGTTTTCAAAATTTGCCACAATTTCTTTATCCATTTATTTTGTTCCTTTATATCTATCCATTGCGGAAAGGTTATGCATTTGCTTGTATCTATTCGGATTTCAGCTTTCTGCTTACTCTGTCTGCCTGTGATACAGGTTGGGCGAACACCGTTGTCATTGTTGCAGTTATTGTTGTTGACGTTACCCGAGGAGGAAACAACGGCTCTACAAAGCATAACCTATAAAAATCATCTGTTTCTGTCTTTTGTTCTCCAAGCAATCGCCATATGCTTAATATCTGTAACCATTTTCGACCATGCCTCCATACTTCCCGAATTAATGATATTAAGCTCGTATGAAAGCTCTATATAAAAGAGAAGTTCATCACAATATGTAATTGCTTTTGTCTGTAATTCTAGCCTTTCTCTCTTATAATCTTTCAAATCTGTTCGATTGGCTTCAAAGAGCTTAGCGTGTATTTCGAGCGATTTGTTCTGCATTTTATCGACTAAAGAAAATCTGAATTTCTTAGGATATCTCCTCGCGTTACTGGTTACTATAAGCGTGTGCTTTGCTAACTGCTTGGCTTTTATTATCACCTGTAAATCTTCATTTGCCATTATTAATCCTCGTCTGATTCAAAGATTGAAGAGGAAAAGATACAAACTGGGCGAACACCGTTGCCATAGAGGCAGTCATCGCTGTAGACGAGACCCGAGGAGGAAACAACGGCAACACTCTTAAAATAATCATTGCAAGGTGTACTCCATGGTGTAATAAGCCACCACCATTTATCCATATTTGGCAAATATTTCCTGTATTTTCTGTATTCATCCACGGTTAAGAGTGAAATCTTATCTCTACAAGTTCCATATTCAGTCTGCCCGTCCAATGCCAACAGGTTACGGTCAAATTCAACAACTGCATTTCCATCGAAAGTCGTATTAATTTTTTCTAAAAATGATGTGTTTAATTCTTCTCTTAAAGAACTTTCTTTCCAATTGCTGGAATCTGAATCAAACATTCTTGTTTTACCATAAAAACTATTTAAAATTGCAAAATATCCATCCGGAAGCTTGTCCAGGATCATCCATTCCATACCGGAAATTTCAACCACTTCCCCGGGTTTCGGAGTGCCCATGTGTTTCTTTTTGTAATCCTCGAATTCCTCTGTAATTCTTTTTATTTCTGTCTCAAAATATTTCAAATCTTTTTTCATTTTTATTCCTCCACTTTAGATACAAAGAGATTAGATTTTAAGATACAAACTGGGCGAACACCGTAGTCAATGTAGCAGCTACCGTAGTCGACGTTACCCGAGGAGGAAACAACGGCCACGCTATTCCATCCGCGTTCTTTTGTTGACCAAGATGTACATGTCCAATACCAGTCATTAATTTTTTTGTTCGGAGTTAATTCCGTATATTTTCTTGCTTCATCAAATGTAAGAGGTCTGATTTTACATTTCACCGAAACACCTGTATTCTGACCGTCGACCGTAATAAGATCAGCTTCATGTGTTTCAATATTCTCCGCACCAAATTCATCTTCAAAATTCGCTAAAATTTCCGTGTCACAAAGTTCTTTTAATTCAGACTCTAAATAATCTGCATTATCCCCGAATTTTACATTTTCTTTTACAAGGTCAAAAGAAACTATCTTGGTGGTGTTTTCATACTGTTCCAGTACTTTGTATTTTCTTTTACCTGTAGTTTGGAATACATCACCAGGGTTCAACTCTGATAATTTGATTTTCCCACTTTTCTCCTGCTTCTCTAAAAGTTCAACCAGTTCTTTTGCTTTCTTTAAAATTTCATTCATAACTATTATCCCTCCTAGTTTTCCTCATTCACAACAATACCGCCGTGGATAATAACTCTCTTTCCGTCCGAATCATCAAAATAAACTTCATTCTCGGATTCGGAAACATCAAACTTCCCAGACCAGGACTTGATTTTACCGCCGTTGTAATCGTAAACAGTTACGGTACGGTTCAGACCACCGTCAATATCACTGGATAGTGATTTTAATGATCTGCTACAGGAAGAACAACCACTAAACATTGTGATTGCTATAACCCCTGTGACTAATACTGCTGTCTTAATACATTTATGCTTCATTTTGGCTCTCCTTTTACATTGTAAGTCGGATTATAATGAGTACCACATATGTAATAACATTTAAAAGAATAATTAAATTGGTTCGATTGTATTCATTTTTTCGAATAAAAGTTACTATCCATCCCAAAAGTGCTATTGAAAGCAAAATAATAAGCACAATTGTGGAAGTTTCCATCCTACATTTCCTCCTGGCTCATAAATGACGGAATTTCTGTTTCCACTGGCTCTGCTGCCGGGACTGGTTCTTTCTCTGTTGTTTTTACGGTTTCGGCTACGGTTGTCTGCTTTGGCTTTTCTTCGATTGCTTCTGGTTGTGGAATGAATTCTTCTGCATTGGCGTTCTGCTCGATTTCTTCCTGTACTTCTCTGTATGTGGCATCCATCATGTTGTATTCGTAAGCCTGCACTGGATTATCCCATTTCTTAGGAATTGACTTCATAATATTATTTCGCATTTTACGAATAAGCATAGATTCTTTGGATTGCGTTTCGTAATAAGAGGGTGAGATATATGGTCTTAATTCCTCGCAATCAATAATTGCTTCTAATTCTCCAATCTCGGAAACTTTTTTCATAACCTCTTTTTTCTTTGCTTCAATCTGAGTTTTCTGTGCATCTGTAGCTTTATATCTGTCAGCACAAATTCCAAAAGTTTCATTCTGGAGGTTATTTTTGATATGTGCCGCAAGATTCTTTAAAACATCTGCTCTCTCACAGGAATGATACTCAATGTGTCCATCTTTATATTGAATTGGATATACTACACGAACAACTTTTCCAATTCCAGATTCTTCCCATTCTGGCGGTGTGATTTCTACACCTTTATGTCTTGGTGGAATATACTTATCACCTTCTCTGACTTTCCAGTATGGGAATACTTTTTCTACATTTACACCATATCTGCTAACAAGGCTGTCATTTCCATCACCCTCAATAGCAAATTCAATCTTCTTCTCCCATTGAGCTGGTTTCCCTTTTCCTGCTACGTTTACGTTTCTGATCTGGAAATAACACTCTCTCGGCTGTGCATTTGCATTCAGTTTCAATGCTGCTACTTTGCTCAGAATGAATTTAAGGTTGGAGCCATTTATTGCCTCAAAACTTACTCCGCTCTCATGCACCATCTGGAAAATAGATCCCATTGCCGCTACTACGCAATCTTTTGAGTAGGAATCAAATTCCATTCCTCTTGAAGTCAAATCTCTTTCCATTAAATCAACATACCGATTTGTATAGTAGGAAAGCTGTGTGTTAAATGTTGCTACTTGTGTGTTTTCTGCCATTTTAATTCTCCTTTTCTTTATTTATATGCTCAGTGGCATATGAAACAGGATGAAATAATTTGTCCTATGTTGAATTGTAATTTCCTGTTCTTTCATTAACTGTTTTATTTTTCCCTGTTGTGCTTTCCGGGCATTCACCCGGATTCATATGCCACCGATTTTTTATTTACTCTACGTGGAATCTTCCATAACCGCTTGTTCTGCCAGACCCGATGCCACATCCAAATCCTGCAAGCTGAATAATATTAACGATCTGCTCAATGGAATAAATATTATCTACATATGCAAGTTCGATTTCTGCTGACCATCCGGTAAATCTGTTTAAATGTACAAGAACAGGTTTTCCTTTCTTTGGTGACATTAGTTTTTCGTCAATGTAATGCTCAGCAAACTTAATCGGTATTAAACCTCCTTTGGCGATAATATTTACTCCAGCTTTGAACTTTGTACTATATGTATCAACCCCATTTCTTACAACAGCATCGCAAAAACATTTCAATAACCCGAATGCTGTAATGCAAGGTGCATTGTTGGTGAGTGCATCAATAAGGCCTTTTTCTGAGAAATCTGTAGGTTTTCCATTGTACCAGTGAATTGATGTAATGATTTCTTCCCATACATTTGCTTTTTCAAGGTTCTTTGCCTTGTCTTTTCTCTGATCAATCAGTTCTCTTGCGGTCACGTCATTCATCTTATTGAGAACTAAGTCTCCGTCTCCGATGATTGTGACTGTTGCGTGCTTAACGTTGATTGCCTGTAACTGAATTCTTTCTTCTTTTTTAGTTTCCATAATTCTTTTCCTCCGATTTTTTAATAGTTTTTATAGTTTCTGTTTGCGCAAACATTCAAGCAGATTAATCCACAATAGTTTAATATAAATATAATGTTGTGTTATGTATTTTCGTATGCCGTATTGTACTGTGCTATCCTGTAATGTATTGCGAAAGTAATCCGCTTAAATCTTTGCGTAAATTTCAGATATGCTTAACTGACAATAGAAAATGTCTTATAGTGTCCTGTATTTTTCTGTAATATGCTATCCTATATTTTGCTTGCACTGTAGTTAGCTTTCCTATTCTTGGCAGATTCTACTGCCAGTTAAATACATCTGGTTGAGTTGAATGCTCAGTATGTAACATGAATGTGCTGTACTTTAATTTTCTATCTTGCTGTGTTCTTTGTTTTTATTTGGCATAGCATCTTCATGCTACATACTCAAAATTCAATTTGTTTGGATTAGCCGCTTTATAAGCGATATAAAAGTCATGATAAATTGTAATATCTTATAATGTGCTATCATGTGGTGTTTTTTAATATTCTATCTTATGATGACGGTTATACCGCCTGTAAAACAGCCCATCCGTTAAGTACTGTGTTGTATTATTCTGTGCTATTATTTCCTGTTGTAAGAATTTTTGCCCTATAGTAAGTGTTCACAACACTTATTACTCTGCACAAGGGAAAGAGGTACTGTACTATACTGAATTGTTTTATTTTGTTGTGTTGTGAGTTATCCTGTCTTTCTGCTTATGCAGACTGATAAATGCTGTGGTTTCCTACGCTCATAAACCTGTAAAAGTACGCTTTTGTGTGATTTGCTATGTTATAATGTTCTATAATGTTTTGTTCTATTCTACCTTTACAGGCATATCAACGTAGGAATTTCGCCGCTACTGCACTCATAAACCTACAAGAATGAGGTGTAATATGTATTTTGCTGTTTTGTTTTGTGATGCTCTGTTCTGTCGTTTAATTTATTATCGTCCTACTCTCGCAGGCATATCAGCACAGTAGCGGCATTTATGTTTAACTAATCAGTTCCCAAACTTCTTCGTATTCGGAAATATTCTGGTATTTCTGCTTCACTGACAGAAGTTCGTTTCGGCAACGCTCTAAAAGTGCTTCGTATTCATCTGGCTGTTTCAAAATAAGCTGTGTTGGCTTGTATCCACTTTTACCATCTGTCTTGTAAAACACTCGAATTGCTGTCGGTTTTTGCTTATTATCAATATCCTGTTCCACGATTTTTAATTGACAAACAATCTGTCTGGCTTCGTGGATTCTGTATTTTTCAGCTGCTATGGAATCATCCCATGTGAAGCATTTATGTAATTCTGTACTTTCATCCCTTGCTTTTTCAAGAATCTGCTGTGGTGTAGCAGATTCCATCTGATTGCAAATTTCCATGATTTCAGATGCACATTTTGTAGCATCTGCCTTAAAAAAATGTTTTTCCCATGTTGCTGTTAGCATTTTCCCCTCCTGTTTCTGCATAGGTGCCTGTGTATAGCAATGAAATATGTTCTGTATTGTCTTGTTCTCTGATTTTCCGTTCTTTATAATCATATATTTCGGTATAATGGCAACTTTCATTGCCATGCAACGACACCTATGCTTTTTGATTTTTTATTTAGATTCTTTTCACTCTCAAATCATCATCCGTCACTCTTAGGACAATCATTTGCTGTTCAACCCTAGGAAGTCTTGTTGCGTTTACGCTCTCGCTATTGTCAACAAAAATCGGCAAATTCAAATCGTTCAAAGCCTGTAAACCTCTAAGCAAATCAATGTCGCACAAGATTTTGTCAGAATAATTCAAACCATCAAAGTAATTCACTCCATTACAGATCATCTTGCAAGTCTCCACTGGGTTCCCATCAATCGTGTAATCAAGGAAACTGAACTGGAAATGTTTAAAGTATGGATTGATTTTCTCTGCCAGTGCCTTATTTTTCTGAATTGAGAAGTTGAGAACGGTGTCGATGTTCTTTTCAATATCGGCTTGTACCTGTCCAAGGCTTTTCAGTTCCTCATTCAGTTCTGCTACTCGCTTTTCTTTCTCTACAACTGCTGCCTGTGCAATCTTAATGTCTGCATCCACATTGGAAATCCGTTTCATAACATTGCTGATCTGCATTCTCAATTCCTGTTTCTTTCCAGGAACATCATCAAATGATTTCAGTTTCTCTTCAAGTTCTGCAATTCTCGCTGTAACCGCAAGATATTCTTCATCATTTGTCATATCTACAGATTCTGGAAGCTCCGTAAATTTGGACTGTTCTTCCTCAATCTGCTTAGTGAGTTCAGCAACTTCATCCTGTGCCGCACTGATTTCCGACTGTAATTTGTTGATTTCCTCGTTGGCTTTCTTTAATTTTGCAGAAGCAGAATTTCCAAGGTCGCAAATTCCTTTTAACTGGTTCTGCTTTGCTGATTCCCAATTTTTCTTTTGGGTTAATTCAGTTTCAATTCTAAACTTCTTTTTTTCTTCAAAGGAAGCTTTCAATTCGGCAATCTGTTCTTCTGGCAGTTCCTGTCCACAGGTGGGGCAAATGGTATCAGAATCATTGAATGTTTCGGCTTCAATAGCTTTCAGTCTAGAATCATTCCACTCCTTTTCTTTGATTCTTGGATAGTCCTGTCTGGCTCTATCCAAGTCAGCTTTTGCCTGTTGTCCAGCTCTTATGTGGTTATCCAGTTCCGTTCCTAAGATTCGGATAGCTGATTCTTTTTCAATTTTATTTTTTGCAAGGTCATAATACATATTCATAATGGCTGCTTTCTTGTCTTTCAGCTCTTTGTCTGCCTTGCTAACCAGACCATCCCTGGAAGATTTCAAACCACAGATTTCATATGAAAGGCTGTCATAGCCTTTTGCTGAATCTTCAAGAATCTGTTCCTGTTCTTCCAGTTTGGAAAGTTCCGCATTAAGCTCCTGTTTTTTGAATTCTAGGGAAGAAGTATCTTCTGCTTCAACGCTTCGATTGGTTTCATATGCAATCTCCGTGTTTTTGGCATCCACCTTTTTCTTCTGTTCATTCAGTTCCTTTCGGAGCTTCTTCAAGGTATCCTCTACGGAATGCCCTTTTGTGATTTCTTCCACATGAGCGTACTGTGGATTCTCTTCCATAAACTGAGCAATATCGAAACCAGACATCTTTTCCAGTACCTTCCTGGATTCTGCGGTTGACTTCTGTAATGTGTCCAGAAATGGTTTTGGATTACTGCACATCAGAAGCGTTGAAGGTTCTGCTATTGACTGGATGAACTCGGTATAATCCTTTGATTTAGCCGGGAATCCGTCAATTTCATAAGAAGTTTCATTTCCATCGAACACCTCTTCGGACTGTCCTCTTGGTTTTCTCCACTTCTGCTTTGTGATTTTGCGGATCACTTTTTCTTTCCCATCAATCGAAAGTGTAAGTTCTCTTACAACATCAACCTTTGGCACTTCCACTCCATTTTCTTTTCTGCGAACAGAAGTAGGTTCTGTACCATTTGCCATCTTTCCTGTCAGAACATCCAAATATGCGTCCTGCAATGTGGATTTTCCTTCTCTGTTTCTGCCAGAAATCTCTGTTCTCGGAAACAAATCTACAGACTTACTCGGAAACTTCTTGTAATTCTCCAACGAAATCTTTTTCACTTCCACTTTCATGTTCGATTATCCTCCCTATTGATACCTCATATGCAGTTCTAAGCTCTACTTCATCACCAGATAATTTTTTATGATAAATCCGGCTCTGGATTCTTCCGATTATTTTTACGAAATCTCCAACCTTGAAATCAGCAGCTTCTCTGGCTTCTTTCCACCATGCTATACATGGGATATAATCTGTTCTTCGCAAGTCATATTCGTTGCAAGCAATCATCAAATCACAGATTTCTTTTCCTATTGGTGTTTTGCGGTAAATAGGCGGTTTGCAAAGATAACCTTCCAGAATGATTTTATTTTCATCGTCTGTGCTTCCGTCTCCACCCAATAATGTTTCTGCTTTAGCTTCCAATATTAAATGTGATTTTCCATTTTCCTTTTTATTGTATGAAGTGTATTTTCCCTCAACATAGATGTGTTCTCCAATTTTCCAGTTTTCTGCCATTCTTTCTGGTATTGCTACTGGAAGCAAATCTACGTTCCCACTGGTACGCTTTGCACCAATATAGAATCTTACGAAGTTTTCTCCGTCCTTAAAAAATGTTCCTGGCTGAATGTCCATTATTACGCCATATATCTGAACTTCATTCTTATTATTCTTCATCCTCCAATTTCTCCATTTCTTTTACGGAAATCTCATATACACTTTCCGTTTCTTCCCCATTAACATAAACATCACGGCTCATTAACCTGCCAGTTACTTTAATGTAATCATTCCTTTTAACGTCTACCGCCAGATCAGCACCTTTTCCCCATAAAGTACAGCGAATAAAGTCTGCTCTTTCCGAATACTCTCTTGGAATTGCTACAAACAGATTTGAAACTTTCCTGTGCGTTACTGGTGTAAGTTTTGCATATGGCTCTTTCGTGCAACTTCTGGCAATAAACTCTACTTCGTTTATATCACCTTCCGGAACCTGTCCATCCAGGATTTCCACTTCATCAGCTGCGATATAATTAACATTGTGGTGCTTATTTGGATTTTTAGAAGTGTCCATGCTTCTGATTACACCTGTTACCACAACTTCTTTTCCGTTATAATTATTGTCTCGTACAATGGAATCTTCTATAACGATTGGGAACATATCTACTGCACCACTTTTGCGAATAACTGTCAGCATGAATTTGTAATAGTATCTTCCGTAATGTTCATGGCTGAATACTATTTCCCCGGCTCTACCGGATAATCTTACTTTATTTAATCTTTGCATTTACTTTTCCTCCATTTCTAATATAATAGGAAGAAACACCATTGAGAATAAGACTGTTGATATAAAGAACACCCCGATAGCATCAAATGATGTAAACATCCATGTGATTGAGAAGATTACTGTAAACATCCCTATTCCTACAAATATTTCTCCTATTGTCTTTACCACCTCTTTCATTTTGTTCTCACTTTCTTCTGGATGTGGTTACTGCAAGTGCAGCTGCCAGAATAGCGATAATTATATTTCTTGCCATCAGCTTTTCTTCCAGATCAGCAATGATTTCACTGGAAAGTGGCTGATTTTCGCCATTTTTTTGCATAAAAAATCCTCCTGTTATAATTTCATTTGTCAAATACAGGAGAATGTGTTATAATTCCCTTGTATTTAACTTAGTCCAATTAAGTTAGATACCGTCCTGGTTGGTGTGCCAGCACCTTCCAGGGCAACTTAATCTACTTTTTCCTTTGGTTCCATCGCATCAAGCCCAAGCATTCTAAATGCCATTTTCTTTGTGAAATCATAATCGTTCACGCTATTCGCCCAAGCTTCAAATGCCTTTAACCTTCCAACCAGAAGTGCATATTCTTCATTGGCGTTCTCGGGAATATAATCTGTGCTTTTAGTTTCTCCCATAGTTAATCCTCCTTCCCACTCATTTCAAAAGCCGCCTTCAACATTCCAGCTGCAAGAATTAAAGATAATTCCTTATTTTTCTCTATAACTTTCTCTCTGCGTTCCTCATCACTCAAAAAGCCTACTTCAGCTGCATCCTTAAGGATTTTAATTGCTTCCTTCTCACTGATTTTCCCGTTTTCAACCATTTCTTTCTTAAGGGAATCTGTAAGGACAGCATACTCTGCCAAGAGATCTGCCATAACTCCCTCGATTTTGATGGTTTCGTTTTTAATTTTAATCATGCTGTTTTTCCTCCATATTTTCTTTTATTCTCTCCATCTGAATGTTATAATGTGTTCAGAAAGGAGGTGTGTTAAAATGTTTCTCAAATTAAAAGTTTCCTGTAACTGTCGTTGTAGCTACTACTTGAATGAAGCAATAAGTGCGGATAAAATTTCGTGTCCAAACTGTGGCAAAGAACATCCGTATTCAAAAGAAATTCTTTCAATGCTTCACACTGCAAAAGAAATTCAAGATGTAACTGACAGCACAGATGCTTTAGGTGTTAATACCATTAGTACCACTGTTATTCCTTTGGTGTAATATATGAAGCTCCTTCAACGACCAACTTCATAAATTCCAAAAAACCTTTTGCTTCGGTAACGGACAGATGGCATTCGGCAATTTCATCCTTTACCTTTTTGTAAAGTTCATCTGCTTTCTGTCCGTTTCTTCTTCTGAACTCTAAATATTTCTGTCCCTCATAACTTGACAACTTTTGATTTAAATATTCTTCAACATTCATTTATCTTTTCCCCCTTTAAAACAAGCCTGTTTTATAAGCATTGATTAAAACTTCAAGGACGGAGGTGATTTCTTTTATTTCTTTTTCATTTCTGCCCTCTTCATAACTTTGTTCTCCTTCAACTTTATCTAATATTTCATTAGAAAGTTTAAATGTAAGGTATGCGATTACATCTTGTAAGCGTACACAAAAACCATCCTGTTTTTCAATAAAAAATAAAGGAACACGCTGCCCTGGATTTGCACATTTGATAACGCCCATTTTTAAGTTGCCAAATTTTTCTTCTCCCATTTTTCCTCCTTATGAATTTTCCTCTCAAACTGCTTCCAGATAAGCCAAATCTTTAACTGTCTCCAATCTCTTCTTGCAGTCTTTGTATATTTCCTTATAATGTTTTCCTTGCATGATTCCGAGATCAATTTCATGTAAGATAATATTTTCCATCAAGGACAGGTTGTTGAGTTGCATTACCGTAGCTTCATCTCTCTTATTGATTCCAGCCATCTTGTTTGCTAATTTGGAATATGTCATGTAAAGCATTTCTGCATGACTGCTTCCCTGTACTTTGGCGTATTCAACAAGTTTCTGAATGGTATCTGTTTCTGCCTTTCTGGTAAGTTTCCCGGCTTTTCTGGTTTCGACCCAAACTTGAGTTGATTTCTCACGGATAAAGTTCTCCATTTGATTAAAAGCTTTTATGTATTGCAATTTCCATTCAAGGGCTTCTTTCCCTGTAAATCCCATTACCAGTAAAGAAAATCCATCCCTATTCATTATATAAAATGGATAAGTCTGCTTATTTTGAGGATGTACATAACTGCTTTTAATAAATAAGGGGTCTCCACCATTTTGAGCACACCCTTTTCCAATCAAATCAGAATACATTCTTTCAATTTCGGAAATGAGTTTGTCATGTCTTTTCCCAAATTTCTTAGCTACCTGTAAACTATCACATACAGCTTCTTCATTGCGAAGATAAACTAAATCGTCTATGATTTTCCTCCTTTCTTGTGTTATACTCCCTATAAGAGGGGAGGTGATGATTATTGGTATTTAATGGTTTCTGCGATAAGCAGAACAAAAATTATTCCATTGAAGCTTCTCTCATTAATACTGGATCATTGGATGATTTGACGCCTAATTACACAATAGGTCGAATTAAGTGTAATTATGCAAGCAAAACTGGATGTTGCTCAAATCCGAAACAATGTTCCATTTTAAAAGCTTCAAAATAATTCTGTTTGGCTCTCTGAAATATGGGAGCCTATTCTGTTTGAAATTTCAGCATCCTTGGTGAGTCTTTAAACTTGATTCCCTCAATTTCCCCGATACCTTTCTGGTTCACCTGCAACATCTGCAAGTCCGTGGATAAATTTAAAGCATTCAGATCAATGGAAAGAATAGGAACGCAATCACCAATTCCCTGTTTTAATTCAAAACTCCTTACACCTTCGAGTTTGTGACCATCCACAAGGATTTCTGTGAAGATTCCTTTTTCACTGTCTACCTGACGGATTTCGATTTTAGGTGTTTTCACATTCCCACCTCCTACATTCTCATCTGGGTATTTTCCTGCTCAATCATTGGAACAATGCCTTTTTCTTTGAGCATGTTGTAAAGAAAAATTCTACCCTTCTGTTTCCATTTGGTGTTCATCTTCACATCACGTCTTCCATCTGACCTGACGATGTCTACAGTTTCTGAATGTGTGTACCCATTCTTTGAATACTTGTCATACAGCAACCACTGACCGCTCTGCTTGTACTGGATTCCCAAGTCGTGCAAGATATCATTCATCTTTTTACCAGACATTCCATAATCCTTTGCGATCTGGGTAATTGTAACTAATCCCGGGTTCTTTAAAATTTCATCGTAGTAATCTGCTTTCGGTTTCAGTTCTCCGATGATCTGGTTCTTTGCGCTGATCTCTGTTGAAAGAACCCTTACGGAATCTTTAAGCTTGGCTATTGTCTGGTCTGCCATTTTTAACGCTCTGGCAAATATCTGTTCTGGCGTGTTCCAGGCTTTTTCGAGGTCTAAAAAGTATTGTCGGTATTGTCTGCCTTTTTCTGAACGCTGAATCATACAAATCTGTTTCGCCATGTCTATAGAAACTCGATAGTCAGTAATTTCTCTTTCTGCTCCATTATTCACAAGTGTGGAACTTTTCACACTTGTAAAATCATTTCCTTCTGAGAAACCATATGTAGACATTCTTTCAAACCATCTTGAAAATCTATCTGTAATTTCAAGTCCTGTGTACAACTCTCTTGCCGATACCGTAGGTTGTTCGCATTCATAATTAATTGGTATCAATTCGTTTATTAGTCTCCTTTCTTTCCATCACCATAGAATTTTGAGGTTCGAGAAGAGGTCTATCAATAATACGTTTTTCGAAGCTTTTCTTATCTTTTTTAGTAACTCGTTTTTGGGGCTGATCCAGGATATTGCGAATAGCTTGTAGTTCTTCCAAAATAGAATAAAGAACATTATATGTATCATTCATATAATTTTTCTCCCATCTGTGATATAATCTCCTTTTGGAAGGAGGTGTTAACAATGGATAACTTTCAAATTGCTCACAACTTGGCTGTTGCCAAACTTTGTTCTGAGCTTCTAGGGAATTTAGATGATTCTCATATCTGTCAAAAATATTTTAAATATCGTACAGATTTTTCCAAACTTCTCAATTCCCATGATGAGAATTACTTTCTTAATGAGTTGGATAAAAAGAAAGTAAACAATTGTTCTTCTGTCAAACGACCATTTTAACCTTTAGATGTACTCTGTGTTGTCTCTGCAATATAGAGTACATCATCAAAGAAAAACTGTACCTTGTAGTCTATGCCGTTTTCTTCCCACTTAAGTTCCATAATTGAATCTTTATCGAAAGAAATTTTTTCGTATATGCCGGAAGGCATATGTAACTCTGTTCCGTTTTTGAACTTTACAATAGTTTCGCTAGGAATATTCACTTTCTCACCTCCTTTAAGAACTTTCCTTTTTGTCAGCTTCTTCATCCTCTTTTTCGGAAAAGCTTTCCACTTTCCCGAGAATGTATCCTTTATCAAACTCTGACATTTTCGGAATTGCTTCTTTCAGCTTTTCTACGATTTTTTTTTCTTTTTCTGACATTATCTATTTCACTTCCTTTCTTCTACGCACAATATTTAATTTCGTATTCAGTTACGATTTTGGAGAAAATCTCTCGCAGCTTTTTATCGTCATCGATGACGTCCATTTTGTTTAGTGAATTAATCTCTGTTTTGGTGCAACCATTTTCAGCCATGCGTTTTCGCTTATTTCTTAATCTTGTATTCAGATCACATCCAGCCCGGCGTTCTAATTCTGTGTACATTTCTGTTCTAAGCATTTTAAACTCTGCTCCAGCACCTTTTTGTATGCGATTGAATTTAGAATTAATTTCTGAACGCCAGTTATCAAATACAGGCTTAACCGCTTCTTTGATGTTCTCTGTAGTTGCAACAGCTTTATCTGCGGTTTCTTTGGCAATTAAAATCTGCCTGTCTCTTTCTTTGTCGGCAAGTTCTTTCTCTACCATTTGTGAAAGTAGCCCCTGTAACATTTGAAGTTCTGGTGACAATGCCCTTTTTACAGTTTCTTTGGTTTTAAAGTACCCATTTACAAGCTGTCTCTGAACATCCCATGCTAAATCGTCTGTGAAAGACTTTACTAACATTAGATATCCTTGTTCTGTGGCAAGGACAACTTTTTCTGGGACGCCGCCTTGTGGTCTTTCCAAACCAAGCGTCCGAATTTCGGACGGCTGAGTTATAACGAAGAAATCTTCTCCTTCAATAAAGTGATTTCGATTGTCGTTGAATCTCTTCCTTGCCGTTCCGTCTGGTCTGCCGTGTACCATGTCAATATCTTTCAATGTAACAACTCGCTGACCGTTATACTCTTTTATTGAGATATCTGAATTTCCAATATGCACTAACTGGTTCGTGTTTATCACTCCTTTCTTAATCTGATTTTCAATTCCGTTTTGTGTTGAAAATATTTTTCCTATGTGTTAAAATTCTTTCATACCCAAATAATGGGCAATGAAAGGAGTTGTTTGTTTTGACCCAACTTTTGAATTTGCCCTGTTCCTTATTGTAGGTCGCAAGCAGAGTAACCTGCGTTACCAAAGTACGTTAAGCAATTTCGTTCACCGTATTGAACAAAATTCCTACATTCGCCAACTAATGGGCAGCTAATCTTTTTTTACTCAATCGCAGAACTAAAACTGCGTAAGTGGCGAAGTGTTTCAAGAAACATTTGGTGCTGCTTATGTGACTGAACAAGTGCGTTCAGTCTGCAAAACACATAAGGTAAACAAATTTAGGCAAGAACTGATAGGACAGCACTCCTGTCAGTTTTTTTGCTATTCTTCTTTAAACAGATATTCCAGATCATATTCTGGAAAAAGCTCTTTTTTAGAAAGAACTGCTTCTGGATATGTAAAAGGTGTTTTACCCTTTATCTTGTTCTGAATAGTCCTTTCATCAACACCAAGAACCTTTGCAAACGCTCTGATTGTAATTCCTTTATCATCAAGAGCTTTTTTTAAGTTATTCAACACTTTGGCTCGCCCCCTTCCTTGACTTCGTGAGTTTATAATATCACGTTGCGAGTTAGATGTCAACAGTAAATATTGACTTTGTGAGTTTTTTGTGATATATTATCATCAGGAGGTGAAAAAAATGAAAGATAGGATTAAGCAAGTGCGCAAATTAAAAAATCTTACACAAACAGCATTTGGAGAAATAATTGGAGTGAAAGGCAACACTGTTACTAATTACGAAACTGGTCTTAGAACTCCAACTGATGCAGTTATCAAATCTATATGTAGGGAATTTGATGTCAACGAAGAATGGATTCGTACTGGTAATGGCGAAATGTTTACACCTGGGATTAAAGACAAGCAAATTTCTGCCATGCTTGCAGACGTAATGAAATCTGGAGAAGATTCTTTTAGGCATCGTCTCGTGTCTGCGTTAGCCAGATTGGATGATGATGGTTGGGACAACTTGGAAAAACTAATTGACATGATTTCTGATAAGTAAAAGAAAAGACAAGGGTAATGCGCAAACCCTTGTCTTTTTTTACACTATCCAATTAACTTTTTCACAAATACATAAATCACTTCTATCCAATGATTATTCGTGCATTTTTCTATCATCTCAATAATTTCTTTCTTGTAATCCACGTAAATCCCTCCCAATATTCCAAACGTTTGTTCTTATTTATTAAATTATGTCATGTTTTCACAGCCATATACTGGGATGGAATTATTTCCGCTTAAATCTTTCCTAGCAAGCTGGTTTCTTCTGATTTTTCGATGAATTATAAGTTTTTTTGTGTAAATATTGTGATTTTTGTTTTTCCAAATCGTAATAATAATAGATAGAAATAAAGGGGCTGGATGCTTGTCAGCGAGGGATTTATAGCGCTCATGGACAACCTGTTTTACCTCTGCTTTTGCAGTTTCGATAGTTTTATTCCTCCCAAAGATAATACTACGATCCGGGCAGAAGTAAACATATTGAATCAAGAGCACATGCACGAATATCAGTATAAACACAATTATGATTTTTTTATGTTTCTCCATGAATCCATCCCCTTTACACTATCATCTTAATGTATTACAATAACATTGTATCAAAAAATATACAATTACACAGGAAATGGCGAAATTAGCACCTCTGGTGGCGAATTTTACATGAAAAGGGATGATTTGAATGCGAATCGCAATATGTGATGATAACGAACTACAGATTGATATATTTACGCACCGGATTAGTAATTTTCTCAAACGAAGTATGGATGTAGAAGCATTGATTACTCCGTATGATAAAGGGCAACCACTTATTGATGATGTGGTAGATGGAGAATGGTATGATATTGTAATTTTGGATATCGTGTTAAAAGGAGAAAGCGGAATTGAAATAGCGAAGGAATTGAGATTAAATGGCTATAATGGAAATATTATTTTCTGGACAGCCCACAAAGAGTATGTTTTTGAAGCTCTTGATATACTCCCGGTTCACTACATTATAAAAGGTTCTGAGAATGGTAGAATGTATACTGCTTTCAATCACGCTCTTAAGCATATCCATAAAAGCACTCTTATGATAAAAGGAAAAGACTTTATCCACCGGGTGGAATTTCAAAATATAGAATATATTGAGAGTCGAGACAAATACATTATTATTCACTGCACTTGCGGTATAGTTTATACGGAACGATGTAAACTGTCTGATATTGAAGAATTACTTGATTCCAGATTCTTGAGGTGTCACCAGAGCTACATAATAAACATGGATGAGGTAAAAGAAATAAACAATTCTTTCCTTATGTTTTCTGGGAATACTGTGCCGATCAGAAGAAAAGACTTTGCAAAAATAAGAAACGAATTTGAAGAATATACAACATTTAAGTAGCTCCCGGGAAAACCCCGGGAGTATTATTATTTCAGCAATTCATTGACTTTTTTCTGCACTTCTGTGTAATTGTAGCCAGCGGATTCCAGTCGGTCTTTTCTACTCTGTCCATTTCCCCATTCGCCATTGATTACCTCTTTTGCAACCTGGACTACACTTTTCTTTGCTGTTACGGAATACACCGCTTTCCCGTTCCAGTCAAAAACAGAGTAGCCGGCTTTGCAAGCCTTCTTCGCATTTTCCAGTGACTTGTAAGCTCCGATCTGGCTCTTGGAATCCTTCCAGGTCTTACGGACACGGTAATACTTATCGACCTTTACAGTCGGCTTTGTGGTTGGTGTTGTCACGGTTTTGCTGGAAATAAGCTTCTTGAATCTATCCCAGTCACCCTTTCCACGGATAACGGATGGACAATTCTTAGCACACACATCGTAATGCTGCACTACTCGGCTTGCCGGGATTCCGTATTTCTTCATAAGCTGCTTGCACACATCAACGGTATTCTGGAATGCTTTTTCGTAGTTATATCCAGCGTTCATGCACATTTCAATTCCAATGGAATTACGGTTGTTCACTGTCCCGAACAGTTTGCCGCCATAATTTACCCCAACGTGCCAAGCTCCACGATTATACGGCAAGGCTTGGTATGCTGATTTATCGTCCACGAATACATGGGCTGAATAGCCATGAAAATTGCCGTTATGCTGTGCAGTGGCGTGTGCTTTGGCATCTGCTGTCTTGGCGGTATTATCCGTATTATGAATGACAATATACAGAGGTTTTTGTCCTGCGTAACTGTTGTTGTTGCTGATTAATGAGGTGTTAATATTCATGTAAATTCTCCTTTCTTATTGAGGTTAAAAAAGTGTATAATGTTCGTTTTCAATTTTGATTTCTTCGCCAGGACCTTTGAAATTTGTCTGAATCATATCGGCTCCTTTCCGTCAGCGATAATAGACATACACTTTTACTATTGTGGAATTATCAATTTCCTTTCCATTCTCTATCATCTTCAGCCAGGATTTATGGAGCCAGCAGACATAGTTATCAATCCTGATTCGGAAACATGCATAGTATTCTGGCGAATAATAATAGCCTCCAGTTATTATCTCCGCTCCTCCAATATATTTTGTCGTATACTGTTGAAACGGCATCATGTTGCTTTCAGTCCCATTGGCACCCCTGTACATACACACCCAAAAAAATATTTCCTTTGCATCTTTTGGGATTGTTGCTTTCTGGCTCTCTGTTGCGTTTGATAAATCTGCTACTGCTCCTGTTATAATCCCCGCCGAAGTCCATGCGAGTCTATTATTTACTTTCCCCAGTATCCAGTCCCAAATTCCGCTAAACAGCACCCTCTTGTTTACTTTTGCTGAAGCATCATAGAGCATAAGCTCGTCTGCATATGCCGGCGTTGATTTCTGTGTATATTCTGTCCATTTTGGCATGTTGTTGCCCTCCTTTAATTCAGTTGATTTTTGTTAATATAGTCTTCAATTGCCTTAATATTTGCCGACAGTCCCTCATCAAAAATAAGAAAATTTCCTTTCTCATTCTGGCTCAAAACCTTTCCGCTTTCGGTATCAATCGTTGAGTAGGTAAAAGCGATTCTATCACCCTCGCCTGTTGATAGTTTCATAAATGATGTAAGCTTTTTAATCATGTTCATAATAATTCTCCTTCCATTTCTGAAATTAATTTTTCTCTTTCCGAGAACAATTCATTCTCAATATCGTTCAATCGGAAATTAACTTCTCTGTCTTCTTTTCCAGCATTGAACCGTATAAATTCTTTGTTCTTCTGCTTTGCCTTTAATTCCCATGCAAAACGTAAACCTGGGGTTCCCTTGACAGCAAAATAGGTATCTGCTTTTTCAGATACCCAAGACTGCCCCTCTCCTTCATTTTGAAGGAACACATAGTATTCAATTGCTGTTTCTGTTGATTCCTGGAATATATCATCAATTGAGATGATTGCTATTCCGTCTTTCCCAATCACTCCTCCACCAAAATCTCCCAAAGTCGGGGTTGGGGTTTCGTAGCAATAAAATAGCTGTTCTCCATAGTTTTCTGTTTCGGCTATTATGGATTTTGTGCCAGAAACCTTAAAATCACCAAATATATTAACATCTGAGTTAAATTGTGTACGTCCTAAATAATGCTTTGATCCGTCTGAAAATCCTTCTTCTGTAGTTGTATTATGTGGTGTTAATTTTAGCGAATTAGTGTAAGAAGATACAATACCGCTTGCACTGTATTTAATAAATTGTCCTTGCGCATCCATAGCAAGCATTGAGGGAGGGTTATATTCATTTCCCATGGAAATCTGTAGGGTTCCATTTTTGTCATTATAAATTCGGTTGTTTTGAATCGTGTATCCACCTATAGTGGCTCCAATTGTCGCAAGCTCCTTCACGGACATTTTTTCAGCCGTGACCGCCTTAGCATCTAATTTTTCTGTTGTAATAGCACCAGCTGCTAGAGCATTAGCGGCTATACTCAACGCTTTAATAAATTGCCCGTTTACATAGATATTTCCCTTTTCGTCCATGTAAATGCCTTGTGCAGTTCCGTTTTTTGTGAGCTTATTAAAAATATCAGTTTGTGTCTGTTCAGAAACTGCTGTACTGGCAGAAGAATCCGCAATTTCCTTTACTGTTTTTCCTTGTAGGGAAAAAGTCTTTGGAGCTAAGATGACGTTTCCTTTGCTGTCGATTTCTAAGGTTACGTTCTTGTCATCATCAACGACCTTTAGCCCTCTACCGTTAATTCTCTCACCGGCAAGCAATCCAGCCAGAATATATTTTGCATTGATGTATACTTTTCCATTTTCGATATAGATTCCCTGTTCTGCTCCACCTTTTGTGAGTTTATTGAACACTTCATCCTGTCCAAGACTGGTATCGTAATTATCAATTGCGTTTTTAATATCGTCTTTATCTGCATACTTGAAGTCAATCCAATCGGATGCGTTGAAATCTCCATCAACACGATTTACAGTGGAGGTTTTGAGGGAAGCCTTTCCTTCACTATTTGTTGTTACCCACAAGTCGCCTTTGTAATATGGTGGTTTTGGTTGAACCATATAGACAGATGATTTACCATCTATCTTGTCCAACAATTCATCTGGTATGGACTGCGGTTGCCAGATACCAGATTTATAAATCCATTGTGTGTTATCAGAAGTATTGTGCCAAAGGTCACCTTCATGCTCTGCTTTTTCTGATTCCCATACCAAGACAATTTCATTCCCGGATTCATCCAGAATCTTGTTTCCATCAATATCACACCACGGATATTCCTCTGTTTTTGTCCATTTAAGAGAAGGGTCGTTCGGCTGATACCAGGTCTCAATTTTTCCATCAATCTGTGCTTTTAAAGAATTAAGAGAATCTTTAAAAACACCATTAATAAATAAATCTAAAGAACTATCATCTGTGTATTTTGAAGCTTTTTCCCAATCGGAAGAATCATAAGAACCGCTTGCTCTGGCAACCCTGCATCTCATCAAATCGCCAGTTTTGCCTTGTGTCCATAAGTCTCCAATATCGTAAGGTGGCTCTGGCTGAACTACGAATGCTCTGCGCTTATGGTCTGCTGTATCTTGTGCTTTTTCTGCGGCTGCAAGTGCTAAAGTGACATCCGTATCCTGCACCAATTGCCATTTCCAAGTTGCCCCATCTTGCATAAAACGGTAAGCATATCCTTTGGATTTCCAGTAAAATAAGTCACCTTCATGTTTCTTACGTTCAGTGTTGGTAGTCCACTCGGAAGCCGGGATATTCTGCAAGGTTGGTTCATAGTCATAAAAAAAAGTCTCAATCTGTCCGTCGATTTGAGACTGTAAATTATTAATATCAGTTGTGTATGTATTGCTTATAAAATTATTTACTTCTGCTTCTGCTTTTTCCTTTGCAATTGCATTAACATCTTTTCCCTTGATTTGTACTGAGTCTGCATTAATAACAACCCTTCCTGTTGTTACATCAAGCAGGAAAGTTGTGTTTCCATCTTTATCAATAGCCTTAATGGTTCCCGTATTAATCCAGTCAGCATTAACACCTGTAGCATTAAGAATTCTGGCAATCACATCACCATCAACAGTCATACCACCATTCCAATGTTGTCCACCATCTGTAGAAACAGCCCACGCTTCCGCAGTCATTTTCCATACAATATTAGAATCGGACAACTGTGGCTTGTTATGAAGATAATAGATGTTACTTCCGTCCGGCTGTGTTTCTACAGTTGTATATGTTCCAGAAGATTCCGCAAGTCGTTGCGATAATTCTTCCAGTGCCTTTTCTCTGGCGGTACGTTCATCTCTTAAATTCTTTTTGTTTTCTGCCTGTACTTGTTGATTAAGGGTATATTGTTTCTGCTTATTCCTAGATACACTCTTAGCACTGCATTCGAGTTGCTCAAATGTGCCTGGATTCAAAGTAACAGAAGTTAGGAAGCTCTTATACTGTTTCCCATTTCTGTCGGAAATTGCAATGCTGTCACCAGCTTCCCATGCTATATTAGTCAATGCTCCTGTGGTAAATGGTCTGAATTTCAGCCCCACGCACCTGTCTGCGATAATCTGGCATATTTTCTCGCCAGAGCCTTCTTGAATCAACTTATTATCACTTATTTCGATAACGTATCCAGATTTCCCAGACTGATATGTTTTTGCTTCATTTTGAGAAGAATTTTCAACGTATTCTGTAACTTTTACACCTGTTATTTCGATATCGTACAGCCATGGTGTGAATCCATTCGTATCTATGGCTGTAATACCCTTTTGCATAACAGTGATAATCTGTGCACCAGTAGTATCTAAGATGTCTTTCCCTTCAATATCTTTCCATGGTACTTCTGCCTTATTATAAAAATTTTCCGGTACTTCATTTTTGTACCAGTCAAGGCATAATCTGCCGTATGCATCTGTCTTCGCCCACTGACAGCCCATCTGCGCTATCCATGCAATTACCTGTCTGAATGTAATACTGCTATCATCTGGTCGATTCTGAATTACAAAATCATCGTTATCAAACCTTGTAGATTGAAGTGTTACTCCGCACACCTCGCAAGCATCCTGGATGATCTGTAATCTTGTTGCCGGATAAGTCAGTTTACTATCAGAATAATCACGATCAAATAATCGCATGGAATCTTCGCAAGTTAGGCTAATAATCGCTGTGCTTTGATATGGTGCATCTGTTACTGTCATGGTACAGATACGAATTTTTTCAATACCAGTAGATAATTCAAGCCCAATATGACAAACAACTCTTGCTCCGTCCCAGATGTAGTCTGTGTATTTGCCAGAAAAGTTGTTGATCTGCAATGTCAGCTTATTTACGATAGCTGCGCCGATATCAAAAGAACCGCTTTGCGATACTGCATCCTCAAATTTAAAACCATTAGACCATAAATCTTTGTCGGTAATGGATAATGTGCTTCCGTCTGTAAAGGTAAAATCTGCATATTTCAGATAGTTACGGTTCCCGCTATTCTGCTGTTCTTTAAATTCCGTTGATAAATTTCGCATATCTTACCTCTCGATAAAATCAAAACTAAGTCCTTCCATGCGCTCATTGCCTATCCACCAACACTTAAAAGGGGATTCCCTGTCGCCAACATAAAATGTTCTGGTTTCGTGCTTATTTGCAGATAGCAAGTCTGGATATGTGACCTGTATGTACTCTGGATTTACTGCCTGTATAATTTTGCAAGCAGTGTCCCAGTCTGGGCCATTCCAACCTACAGAAAGCTTTCGTTTCTGTCCAACTCTGTTTTTATGCATGGTCGTATCGTCTGTTCTGCCGGATTCTGATGCCGATATATCCTGTAATCCCCAAGTAAAAGAAGAAGGACAGGGCATTGCTACCCCATCCACTTTTAAAAATGCTTCTGCCATATGCTAACCCTCAGAAAGGGGGATATATCCCCTTTAATTTATTTAAAGTTTCATACTATAAAAAAGGACAATGCAAAAATTTGTCCTCTTTTTTGGCAACAAAAAAGCGCCTACCCCGAAAGGTAAACGCTTTAAAATTTGCTTATTATGATTTTATATTATAACATAGGTGGTTGGTATCATTCAGTATATTTTGGTATCATTCATGGTCTTCATATTCAACCATTGTCTTAACCACGCCGTAAAGCATATTGATATTTTTCTCTTTTGTGATTTTTTCAATCAGTTCTAAAATCTCTTCCTTACGTGTCATTCCACAATTCCTCCTAACGCTCTAATCAACTTCTGTTTGCGGTTATACTTCAAAATCTCGGAAATCTGCCCCATCATATCATCCATTGTCATGTTGCTCTTCATGCTGTTGCAACGCTTACACGCCAGTTGCAGATTCTTAATATCATTGGTGCCGCCACGAGACAACGGCGTAATGTGGTCGATTGTCATTTTCTTGAATTTAACAGGCTTACCGCATATTGCACATTTTCCGTTGCACTTGGCGTAGACGCTCTTTTTCTGAAAGTCATTGAACTGGATTCTGTTTGCCATAATATCACGCTTTCTGCTCCATATCTTCAAGAGACTTAAACGCCTGTTTTGCTTTCCAGGCATAATCGCACAAAATCAACAGTTTCATGGTCATAAAGTCCTTGTTGTACGCAAAGAAAAATCTTTTCTCTTCGTCCATTTTTTCTGGGTCATTAAATCCGTACTGTTCCATGAAATCATCCAAAAGGAACTTGATTTTATCAATACTGTCCTCTACTTCGAACATTGTGTTTTCTCTATCCATATTTTCTGTCATTTTATTTTCCTCCTGTGTAATCCGCGTATCCTGTTAAAACATTCTTTCCTGTGCGTTCTCGTTGTCAATCAGTTCTTCCAGATAAATCGGTGGCTTATAATCTTCAACCAATTTTACCGCTTTCTCGCACTGTTTCCGTTTGATTGCCTTATATGTAGTCACGCCAAACTGTCGGCGCACCTCATTGTGAATATCTCTGTACAGTTTCGCTCTCAGAGAGCCATTTTTATAGGCATTGCTGGACTTTCCGCCCAAGACCTTTGTTCCTTTTGATTTCACGGCATTTGTCACCTTGTCCATCTCTACGCCAAGAAGCGGTAAATCCTGTTTGAAATCTTCCAATTCCTGTTTCACGGTGTCAACTTTCTGCTCTACCTGGGTTACTCGCTTGTCTACTACGATAACTGCCTGTAATTCTTTGGAGATTCCAGAAAGAACTGGATAATCATAGGTTCCCGTCTTTCTAATGGATGGGAGTACTTCTTTTGTAACCCACGACTTAAATTTCTTTGCGGATTCTAACTTGCTTCCGAAAATAAGGGCGTAAAGACCGGATTCGTTGATTACCGTTACATCTCTTTTCTGACCTGCAATCGTGATTTGCGATGTCAGCTTATCGTCAAAGTCTACATGCTTTCCGATAGCATCCGCAGTATTTTTATATCCAAGTGCCGTTGCTACATCTTTTCCAGCAAACCAAGGCTCTCCGTCAATCATAGTTGTTCTGATATTTCCAAATTCTGGATTATTAAAAATCTGTAATTCGTTCATATAGAAAATCCCTCCAATTCAAGAAAAAATAGTTGACCCATGGAGGTATATTGTAGTAATATTTACATATACCTTTTTGGTGTGGGTATCCGTCAACTTTCCTAGGGCTAGCGGATACCCATTTTCAGTTATTCTCCGATTTCTTCGTCAATCTTTTCGTTTAGCCATGCGGTCTTTGTCTGACCTTTTTCTTTCAGTTTTTTATCCAATGCTTCGAGTTTTTCTCGTTTCACTGAAACACTAAACTGTCCGATAGTTTCACGACGCTTTTTAAAGTATTCGGAGCCATCTTTTCTAGCAACCACAAAATCACCTCTCTTTTAGTTGCTAGCAATATAATATAATAGTTGCTAGCAAAAGTCAACTAGATTTTCTATATTTTTGGAAATTTTATTTTTCCTCCTGTGTATCCCTGTGAAAATCTAATTAAAAGAATCTCTGCTGTGCATTTTCTGTATCAATTTCATTCTTCAAGAAAACTGGCGGTTTATATTCTCCAATAATCTTGACCGCCTGTTCAACCTGGCTTCTCTTAATTGCCTTGTAGCTTTTGACCTGGAACTGGTAGCGCAGGTTGGAATGAATGTTACTGTAAACCTTCTGGCGAATGGAACGGCTATTGTAAGCATTGGATTCCTTGCCACCAAGTACCAGTGTTCCTTTTCTCTTTACGGCTTCCGTGATTTTCTCCGCTTCAATCGGGAGAATCGGTAAATCCATTTTCAAAGTCTCAAACTCTGTCTGAATATCGTCAATCCGCTTATTCAGTTCTACGTTTCCCTGTGCTAGAAGCTGAATCTGTTCGGGAATAGTCATTGGTACTGGGTGGCGAACTGTTTCTTTTAATTTGTCCTCTACTTTGAGAAAATATTGTCTGGCTTGTTCACCTTTGGCGCTCTTTGACTGCATAGAAAGTTTCTTTGCAAAGCTGGCAGAGAGTTTATAATCTTCTCTTTGAATAACGCCACCTGTCGGTGTCTCCTCCTCAAGGAAGAGTCGCAAATAATCCTCATTTTCGGTTGCGAAATCATTTTCTGCAATGTTTCTCTTACACCATCTAGCAAAATTTTGTGGCGCTAACTCAAGAAAAGCATATAACTTTCTGGCAGTAGTCATACCCTCTTCATCAATACCAAGTGCAATCTCAATAGGTGTCTGGCTTGCTGTGTTAATTGTGATTTCGTTCATATATAAAAATCCTCCTGTGAAATTTTAATTTTTTATTTGCAAACAGGAGGTATACAGTGTTATAATTTGTATAGCCTCCTATTTGGTGGCAGAAGCATTTAAGAGATTCTTAACTTTGGTCGGTCGGGAATCTCTTATTTTTTATCACTCTGGAACATTTTATCATACTGCATTTCAATCCCAATTCTTACAATTTCAGACCTTGTAGTAGCCTTTTCAAGTGCAACAGCATCCAGTTTTTGAAGAGTTTTCTTGTCTAATCTTGTCCTTAACATATAGTCTTTTGGATTGTCAGTTAATTTTGTTCCGATTTTCATAGCAGCCATTTATATCACCTCTCTTTCTTCGTTGCTACAATCCTAGTATAGTGTGTAGCAACAATCCTGTCAAGCATTATTTTAACTTTTTTCAAATTTCCTATTCCACTATTCATGTTAGAGTGGTAAAATATGTATATCATACTAAAGAGGGGGATTTTAAATGAGAAAAAGAAAGAAAATAGACAAGATAACAGGAAAAATAAAATGTCCGAAATGGTCTTGCAGAAGTGCTAATGTCCAGATAATCGGTCATGGTCTGTTTTCTACCAAATATCAGTGTAGAGATTGCGGACGAATATTTAAAGGGTAAAAAGGCTAGGGAGAAATCCCTAGCCCTAATCTTATCAGTTAATGTATTCAACATCTATGCTTGGCAATGTAACTTGTTTCCCAAGAAGTGTTGTAGAATTTAATGTTCCGCTACAAGTTCCGTATACGGTTACCCAATCTCCTTCTAGGTAATGTGTTTCGCCATCCTCATAGCTATATGAACAATCCCATTTATTACCGTTTCCGTCAACAATATACAACGTATATCCACCGAATATTCCTTCTAATGACTGATCTATTGTTCCAGAGACAACACAATGTTTTTTATCGTAACTGTCTGGATTTCTCAATATATCATTATAATCTAACGTCTGGCAAAGTGCCTTGTATTCGTCCTCTGAAACTTCTTTTGAATTAGCAACTTCTTCTGTCACTACAAAATACTGTGATAAACTATCATCTGAAGCATCCTTTTTATAGCTTTTAGCTTCATCACCTTTTGCAAATACCATACAATTCTCTAAATTTATGGAATCTCCCATAAATCCCCATGAATCTACATTTGATACTGTTCCAAGAATAGCAACCACATCATCATCTTTAAGACCGCTTTCATATTTTGCATACAATTTACTATCAGATACATTAAAATTACTCATCATGTATTTATCACCAATAGTAACTTGCACCTTATTGTCTTTAATCTCACTTATTGTTGCTACAGTATAAATTTTAGCTCCGCTCATATTGACTGCATATTTATATAAATCGCTGTCAGTGATATAAGAATATTCACCAGAATTAAATGTTTGTAATTCATCATCAAAAGTAATTGGAGCCACATTCTGTTTTTTCTCTTCTACTGTAGGAGTTGCTTTTCTTTCGTAACTACTGGATTTTTCCGTCTGCGTTTTGGATGTATCTGCTGTTTTCTCTGTTTTAGATGAATACCAGCCAATTAGAATAAACACAAGGCAGATAAAACCAAAATAGTTTGCGCATCCCCCTTTTTTCTTTTTCTTGGTAGCTGTCGGCTGTGGCGTGTACTGTGGTTCTGGTGCAGAATATGTTTTAGGTTTTTCGATATTCTCAATAGTTGTTCTGGTCTTGTTTGCTTCGCCCCTGTCGCAATTATCCATTACACTCTTTTCAAGCATATACCATTCAACAACATATTGTTTTTTGAAGTACCGCTCCGCAATCTCTGTTGTAAATTCTTTTGCCTGTTCATATGCGGAAGAGCCTGTTGATAAGCAAATTTTGAAAGGCTTTGCGTATTTCGGAATTGAAAAAGCAACTTTCAACTGTACTCTCCCTAAATCGTCTGGTTCTTCTTTATCATAATTCAATACAAAATCCATAGGATTTGCTTCAAGTAACAAATTTCCTTTGTAGTAAACCTCAATATTCGCTTTTGAAGCCTTGATTCTCATGGAATCTAACATCTCAATGTCGTATTCCTTTTGCTTCTGTGGCGGTTCCTGTGTTACATTTCCCTGTGTTATCGGGAATCCACAGTTCGGGCAACTTGCCGCTTTATCACTTATTTCCTTGCCGCATTCTGGACATTTAATCAGTGCCATAAATATCCCCCTCCTTAGTATGATACCCATATTGTACCACCTTTGGGCGTATTCTGGAAGCACTATTTCGCTTTTCTATCAATTTCCGCAGTTACGGCAAACAAAAGAGCTTCGGCAAATTTTGCGCCGACCGAATCAGAGTATTTATCGTGAATCCGGTTTGCTTCCATGGTGAGATTTTCCCACTTTGGAATATCGTCCTTTGAGATAAAGGCATACTTCTTGTGGAGGTTCCATATTTCCTGCCAGATGGAAAAATAAGTCTGCTTAAAATCCATCAATACCGCTTCTCCCCGAAGTTATCCTTTGCTGTACCATACTTATAAAAGCTTACCTCAACCCTATTCTGTCGTAATTTATCGAAACGGTCTGAATATTCTGTTGGAAGTTCTGTTCCTATTTGACTCATATGTTTTAATTCTCCGCAATTAGTTGATTTCTTTGTTCAAATTTCAATCTTCTTGGCTTGTGCCTATATTTTATCGGGTGAGAGGTTTTTGAAACATATTTGATTATTTTATCGCAGTAATTCTTTGTCAATAATCTGGAAGTTCGCCCTGTGGATATAAAGAGCTTTTCCGTCAATCATTAACTTTGTCATTTTAGGTAGATCGTCCGGGATTTTCCAGAACACCTCGTCACCAGAATATGCAGCTATCGGCTGTCCAAGTTGAGATTTGATTACTACAACCCTGGATTTCCCGAAATAATTTTTATAATAATTTACAATCCCGGCTATGTATGTGTTCTCTGAAATCTTCCAAGTTGAATGGCTAGTGATATCCTCCTGGGTAAAATCAACCTCTGGCTTCAATCCTTTTTGCTCAAAAATACAAGTATCACCACAGCTTTCAATTTCTTTACCGTCAATCAGAATTGTAATAACGGAAGATACGTCATAGCTGGTTGTTTCGTTACCCTCACTATCGTAGCCCTTGGATTTGGTTTTATTCCCGGCAATGTTGATCTTGTCCCCAGTAGTAGTCATAACCTTTTGACCGTAGTTGTCGTAGGTATAGATTGTGTAGCTGTTACCAGAAAGATTTCCTTTCACGTCATTCATGTAATCGTCATTGGCTGCACAACCTGTTAGCCATGTGATAATGCAAATACAGATAATGGTTACCAATAGTGCTTTGATTCTTTTCATAGCGTGTCCTCCCTGTCCTCAACTTTCATTAACAAATTTTTCCGTATGTAGCCAGACATGAAATGCGAATAATGGTGATCCGTGCACTCACTAAATGAAGTGCCAAAGTATTCATCAATCACTTTCATGTATGTTTCAATCTCAACATTCTGGAAGTAATCTGGATTTGGCCCGAATCCAAACTTGTCCAGGATATTATCCAAAGCGTCTTGATTGATTTTTATGTGCGGTTTTCTGGTTCGTTCTTCATACCTCTTGAAGAAATACTTCGATACTACCAGGAAGCGGTTGGTTGTATATGGGCTTGTCGTATATCCCAATTCTTCAAGTCGTACTGAAACCTGGTTCTTGAATGCAGACCAGTTAAAAGATTTACGGTCTATTGGAGTATACTGGATGTTATCCTCAGTCAACATATTTTTGATATGTTGAGAATTGAACCACTCGTTAGAGTGGTATGCATTTTTCTTTTCTTCTTTTAACTCCGTAGGAGAATCTATATTACTGTTTATTTCATCTCTACTATATTCCTCACTATTATTACTTTCTTTCATTTCTGGTAAGTCTGGCTCACTTTTTTTGAAATCCTGGCTTTCAGAATTTGAAAGTCTGCTTTTCAAATAGCGTTTTCTGCCATCATTTTTGGAAACATAGAGATAGCCAAGCTTTATTAATTTGGAAATTGATGTAGAAACTTTAGTCATACTGCATTTGCAAAAATTAGCTAAATATTCGTTGCTAGCATAACAACCTTCACTATCTTCTGCGTCTAAACTGTCAATTTCTATTAAGATAATTTTTTCGATTGCATTCAATCTTTCATCAAGGAATACTTGTTTGGGAATCCAAACGCCTTTAAAATCTCTTGGATAATTAAATTCTTTATTCATGATAATAACCTCCTTGTTGGTTGTAGGCACTCTCCGTATTGTGCCAGAATCCTTGATTTATAAAAACAGCGGGCAGGCGTATCAAGGTTTACGCTTTTCGGGAGCTACCCTAGCCCACTGGTTTTACCGAATTAATTAATCAAACATTTTGAATGTTTCCTTGCAAAATTCCTCATAGTCGGTATTCCCGACCAGTGGCATTTTATTTCTCAGTTTTTCCATGGCTTTAAAAAACTTGCCTTGATCTTTGTTCCAGATTTTACAGGAAATTAGAAGATACTTCTCTTCTGTATGTCCAAATTCTTTTCCGAAATTCACTCTAATTTTCTCATTCTTAAAAAGTTGGTCTGCCAGATACTCTTCTGTATCTGCAAAAATGTATTCACTGCGGAATAAATGCTTTTGGATTAAGATGTAATTTTTATATGACATGATATTCCTCCCTGTGAAAAATGTTCCATTTTAAATCGAACCTTTCCAGACCTCATTTTAAATGCGGGCTGTCTAAAAATTCAAAATCATGCGGCAATTTTATTAATTCCTTTATTCAGAATAAATTCTTTTATTTCGTTATATCCCCAGCCATATCCGACCAATGCACTTACAAGCATTTCGGCATTCTGAACTTTCACCAGATCTTCTTCTAAAAAATAATCTCTTATATTTTCTTTCTTTGAAATTCCAAATTCCTCTCTTAGTTGCTTGGCGTTTTTACCAAATATGGACTTGTAAATAACGTCCGTATATGTAGAATAGGCATGTCCGTGCATTCTTTCATTTTCAGAAGATTGCTGGATTGCCTTTGTCAATGCCTGTCTTACTGCTATTCCTTTAGCTCGTTCAAGTTCTGCTGCACGCTGCTTTTTAAAAGCAATTTTTAAGGATTGTTCGCAACCAATAAAATAGTTTCTTGCTTGTTCTCCTCTTTCAGATTTTGATAGCATTGAAAGTTTTTTGGCGAAATGGGCAGTTATCTTATAATCAACAGTTTTATTACCCTCGACATAAATGTCGAACCCCCAATAGTCTTCATTTTCTACCGCAAATGAATTGTCGATAATATTTGTTTTCGCCCATCTTGAAAATTGTCCCTGTGCAAGTCCTAAAAATGAATATAGTTTTCTTGCAGTAGTCATGCCTTCTTCGTCAATCCCAAGTGCAATCTCAATAGGTGTCTGTTCACTTGTTATCAAAACTTCATTTTCCATTCTCCATTCCTCCTTATATTGATGGATAAAATAAAAAGAGCCGCCAAGTAAGATAAAAATTCCTCAAAATCGAGAAATATTAATTTCTTCTTAGCGGCTCAAAAATCAAGACCGTGTGTACTTCTTCATTGAGAAAATTATATCACACAATCAGTCAAAAATCAATATGCTGGGGACGGTTTGAAACGGCTATCCGTATCATTCTGGGCTTTTGTTACAGCTTTCGCAATCTCACTTCCGTCCAGAATAATACTGTTCATAATGTACTGCGGATTCTTATTTCCGCTGTTCATGCTCATTGCCATTGCAACTCCCTGGGCTACTGCTTTTGCCATTTCTTCTTTTGTAAGTCCCATGCTTCCGTCCGAACTGGAAACAATGCTGTCTGCAATCTTCTTCATTGTTCGTGGGTTTTCCAGTGGAAGAACGGCTTCAGAACCAGCTTCACCGATGCCAATTACCTGTGCGCCATTGAAAAGACCACCTTTGGCGTACCAATTAGGCTTATAAACTGGCGTAGAACTGGTTTTCCCGTTTCCGAGGTTATGCTTTCTCCATTCAGAGATTCGATATGTTAATGTTGGTAGCCGAACTTGTTTCATACCATTAGCGAAAGATTGTGCAGTTTCCCGACCCATTGATGTTAAATCATTTTTGAACAGACTTGTGATATAATCTGAAATACCAGATAAGTTAGATTCTGTATAAGTCTTCATGTTTTCGGTTTCTGTATCAACCTTGCCAGAAGCCTTTTCCCAAATCTGGTTTGTATTGATAAGAACAGAAGACCAATAACTTTGAATGGTGGTCATAACCTTACCCATTATATCTTTGGTATCAGTGTCCATGGTTCCGAGAGCTGTCGATACAGCACTTGCAGAATTTCCCCAATTGGTTTTAGAGTTGGTTTCAACATCATCATTCGTGTTCTTTATCTTCGACCAAATGGAAGGCATTGTGCTTTCTGTGCTTTTTTTCATTCCAGCCATTGCCGTGCTTACGGCAGTATTGGCGAGACCAAAGCCAGTTTTTATCTTGGATGATACGGATTCGGATGCTGTTGCAACTGATTTGCTCATTGTTGATGAAGCTTTCGGAACATCTTCTGAAAAAGCTTTTATAACTTTTCTTGTGTCAATTCCCATCTCTGCCATTTTATCCATCAATGCTTGGAATGCGGCTCTAGCTGTTGCACCAGATGATTCTTGCTGTTGAAGGACAGTGCTTAATTCATCAAACTGCGATGGAGTGATTACTGCTTGATCTGAAAGTCTTTCCAGTGCAGATTTCGCATTATCAAATTCTGTCCCCATCGTACCGATATATTCATTAATATTGCTTACATGAGAATTTGTGGCGGTATCGGATTCTTCCATTGCTTGTTTTAATGCTTGCTTAAATGTATCAGAAGAAATTCCAAGATTTTCAAGTGATGTTTCTACGGTTTGGAGCTGTCCATCAAAATCAAATGCATTATCTTTCACATTTTTTAAATCACCGCCAAGTCCGATAAGTTTATCGCCAGAGATTCCAGTTTGGTCTTCGATGATTTTCAATGCTTTTCTAACAACTTCAAAATCGTTGAATGCGTCAGCTGTGGAATCTTTAAAGTCCATAGCTTTTTTTACCTGTCCAAGACCTTCCACGACAAATGCAGTCGCACCCAAATTGGTTGCGTATCCCCAAAATCCTTGGAATTGTCCACCAGCTGTTTGTGCGACATCACCGAGATTTTTTATCTTTTCTGCAAGTGTAGTAAACCCGCCATTTCCTGCTGCTTCTGCTTCATCTCCCAAATCTTTTATTGCTTCTTTTGCTCCACTTGTGCCATCTCCAAGGACATCTGCTAATTTTTCAGCAATCATTTTAGCATTTTCTTTGGCAATAATTTTTTCACCAATGTGATCAATAAGGTTCCATGCAAGTTCTCCAATCCCACTTACTTTAAGAACATTTACAGCAAGAAAGGCTTTTCCAAGAATATCAACAAGACTTCCTACAAGCGGATGGTCTTCTTTTAATCCGTCCACCAATCCGTTAAAGGCACTTGATAAACCACCAAGAATCAAATCAGCTGCGGTACTAAGGATTTCACCCCATGGCAATCCACCAAGGAATGTTCCAACTCCTTGTCCGAACTCATAGAAAGTGTCTTTTGTAAGCGTATTTTTCAACGCCGTACACAGGTGAGATATGAAATCTCCAAGTGCTTGTCCATTTTCTTTCCAGTTTGTTTTTTTCAAGAAAGTAGAAATTCCCTCTGTGATATTATTAGTAAGTTCATCCCAGTTTACAGTTTTGGTAAACGCAGCCAAGCTTCTAAACGCTCCATTTAGAATTCCAGATAAAGAATCTGCAATATCCTTCATGGAAATTTTGGACACAGCGCCATTTAAAGCTTTTCCAAGTGAACTACCAAGCTTATCCCAACCAGTTACACCAGCGCCGTCCTCTTCTGACATACGTTTTACAAATCCAGATAGCATTTTCCAGGAAATCATAAACTTATTTCCAAGCAATTCACCCAGATTAGTCCAGTTGATTTCATCCAGTGCGCCGATTAACCCATCACCAATATTTCTGCCGATTAATCCAAAATCAATACCGCCATCACCAATAAGCTGATTAAGAGTATTTACAGCTGTGTTGATTCCCGTCCCGATAGTTCTTCCAAGCAAGTCAAAATCAAGTCTGGTATTTAATGAATTGAATGCTCTTGTAAATGCGTCTGTAAACTCAGTTATTTTCGGGGCAACATTTTTCCAGTTAATAACCTCATACACCTTGCTCATTCCGAGATTAAGCATATCGGCAATAGTAGTTCCTACACCCTCCCAGTCTTTCGCCAGGAATGCTTTTCTAATTTTGGAAGCCCATTTGTTAATAGGTGTTTCATCGACAGTCAAAACCTCGTCCAAGGAATCTTGTATTCCTGCAAAGCTATCAGCCAAATCGCCAAGTCCAGAACCAAGGCTTTTAGATGCGGTTCCAGAATTATCAGAATTATCGGTAAGCTGATTTAATTGGTCGAATGGTAATACAGAAAGTGCCTTTTTCAGTTTCTTAGCAGATGATGTAGCGTCATCAAGTCCAGAAGATGCGTCATCACCAGCTGTTTCTATACCACCTAAATTAGATACGATATCACTAACTCCACTCTGCGAACCTTTTAGTTTCTTCCCCATCAATACGTACATGAAGTTACGGAACACATTCGCAGCTTGCATAAGTTTTGACATAAGCGCATTGAGAGCTTGAATAGCAGGAAGAATGCCAGCAATCAAACCTTGCCCGATTACTGCGGAAAGTGACTGGAAGTTCAGAGTGAGTAAACGAACCTGGTTCGCCCAGGTGCCGCTTGTCCTGGCGAAATCCCCTTGCACATCTCCTGTAACTGACATTAAATAGTTGTATCGAAGAGCAACTTTTTCAGCTTGGGACATTGCATTATAAGATGTTGTAATTCCCCTTGAAAGGGCGTAAGCTTCCATGTTTGCAACGGATAAATTAATGCCCAATTGTCTCAAAGGTTCAATTTCCCCGGAAATTCCAGAGCGTATTTTCTGAAAAGCAGTATCTGTATCAATGTTGTAAAATGATGCAATATCCCCGGCTAATCCAGCAAGAGAAATTGACATTTTAGAAGCTGCATCTTGCGCAACACCAGATGATTTCATCATTGCCATCATGGTTCCAGAATATTGCTTTGCCGCCAATTCTGATAATCCAAATTGTTCTTTTGCTGTGGATGCAAATTGATAAGCTTTATCAGACATGCTGCCAAACGCAACATCTACAACGTTTTCAACCTCTGTAATTTGAGAGCCTAAATCAACTGCGCTTCTTCCAAAGTCAACAAGACCTTGGATTGCCTTAAATCCAATTGCAGTTTTAAAGAGTGCGCTCAGATTAAAGGATGCAGTTTTCAGTCCAGAGCTACCGCTTCCAAGACGCTGAAACCAACCAATGATAGTTTTTATGCCACCACCAATTTTAGAAGCAGTTTTACTTACAAGATTTCCAAGACTCAATGTACCAGATGATAATTTTGAAAAAGCACTGGATATGGAATTTGTTGCAGTATTCACCTTGCCGCCAGCACTTGCCAACTGCGCCAGTGCTTCCGTCATGCGGATGGTATTCTCACTGATTTTTGGAGCATGTTCCATTACTTTGAAAAACTTCTTTGTTTCTTGCGCCAGATTTTGCAATTGTCCAGCGGTCTGGCTAGTCTTGTTTCCAGCACTTGCCAGTCTTCCGATGGATTGTACAAATAAATTAGTTGGTTCGGAAACATCCCCCACTCTGGACAGCGTTTTTATCACAGATTTTAATTGTTTTCCAAGCCCAGGAAGTGCAACTTCTACCTGTTTTGCCTTATCACCAGCATTTACAAGTTTCTGTAAAGAAGAAACAAAACGGTTGGTGCTGGAAGATACATCTGGGAGATCAGAAAAGCTTTTCATGGAATTTGCAATTTTATCCAAAGTGGTTGTGTCAAAATTATCCGTTTTGACTTCCATTAGCCTTTTGACTGCATTAATTCCTTGGATTACTTTTGAACCACTAAAATCAACAGTATTAAGAACAGACATAGAGTGTGCCACTTTCTGTATACTGTTAATTGTTTGCTGTGCATTTGAAGAATCAACTTTTCCAAGCTTTTCAATAGCTTTTGTTACTGAATTAATATTTTTAGTATCTATTTTGGGTACAGAAATATTCTGTAAACCGCTGATAGACAATAAACCAGACGCAAAATCTTTAAGTGATTTCCCGCTTCCATCCAATGCTGAAAAATTTACACGTGATATGCTGGTGAGTTGCTTTGTAAGACCACCAAGATTAGGTAAGGAAACTCTAACACCATTTAATGTTTTTATGGATGCAGATACTCTTCCTATTTCTCTGGCATAATGGCGCAATCCACCTGTATTCAGATTCTTAAATGAACTGTTTACGTTCAAAAGTTTTCTTGATAAGTTCTCAAGTGACCGAACAGCTTTTGCCGTACTACTTCTAACCTGTAAATCAAGGGTATCAATGGTGTTATCCGCCATTTTCAATTTCCCTCCTTTTTGCATAAAAAAATAAAGGGCAGACAAGACTAATCATCCTGCCTGCCCTCTTCGTTACCTATCTCGTCAAGTTTCGCATTTGCTTGTTTTACAAGAAGCTCAAAGTATCTTTCTTCTTGCTTTAATTCCTCTTCTGTTTTTTCATCATAAATCTTTTCTGGAAGCAATTCTTTTTTATCATCACTTCCAAATGGCTTTTTTGGGTATGAAACCTTGGAAGAAAGTGCACTTGCTATAGCAATTTGAACATACGCACCAGAAACCCAGGATTGATAATCAATCAATTTGCTCTTCTGATTAATTTCATCTTCTTTTTGGTTTCTCCAAGCTTTTAATCGAAGTTGAAACTCTTTTATGGTGCAATGCAAAAAATCACGTTTACTCATGCCAATTCTTACAGCTTCTGGATAAAGTTCACCCCAAATTACTTCTCGGTAGCTTTTTTCTGCGGATTTACTGATTTCTTCTTTGTTTTGGAACTCTTGAACACTTCGTCCAGAAATGTCCCGATTCCGGTCAGATTGAAAAAATCATCTTCCTCCATCTGTTCAATGCAAAGTTCAAGAACTCCGTAGAAATTTCCAGTTTCATCACCAGAATGTTCGCGAAGATAACTTGCAAGAAGTCTTTTAGCTGCCGCAATGTTTGGAACTTTCCCATCTCCATCTGGATGATCTCCGTGATGTTCCATGAGTCCGGCATAAAATACTGTAAGTGTAGTCTGTGGAATATTGGAAACTCCGGCTATAATTTTAGAAACATCTTTTTCATCAGATGCCAGTGCGAGTGAAGAAAATAATTCAGCTGTTCCTTTAACACAATCAGCATATAGAGATGCCTCAATTGTGTATTCTAGTTTATAGTCATTTCCACCAATAGTTAATGTTTTATACATGGCCTATCCTCCCAATAATAATTACTCTTCCTCTGTTGGCTTAATCGCGGTATCAGCACCAACATACTCATTGATAGTCAGAGACATGGAAACTGTAAGAAGTCCGTTCTGGTCTCTGGCTGGTTTTGGAATCTTTGTTGGTGGCTCAATTTTGGTAAAAAATGCCTTTTGAAGAGAAGGGAAATACTCTTCATACCACATTGATAAGCCAGATGCCTTTCCAGTTTTGTATGCAGCAATAAGTTTTTCCCACTCATCAATTGTTTCGTCTGTAACGTTTACTGTTACATTGAATGTTCCACCTGTAGAACCACGTCCAGCAATTGTTCTTTCAATTTCGTCTTCCAGTGCAGACGCATCAATCGTCTCTACATCAATGGTAATTTCGTCAGAAGCGTTGATTCTGTGAAGCATTATAAATTTTGCAGGCTTAGTACCAGCCATTGTTTCAATGGCATATCCAGTAAGAGAACCAACTGTAGATACACCAGCAATATTGCCTTTTTCTGCCATTGCTATATCTCCTTTTCTTTCTATCAAACTATAAACTGGCTCTATGACTCTCTTGCACGTAACCCTGTGCCGGGAGATAGCGGATCACCGCCTTTCTACTCTTCTTTGTCTGTTTTCAGTTCTGGTAATCCTGCTACAGATGTAAGCAGTGATAAAAAGCCGGAAAGTAAAGACGCGGATAGAACCATTTTCCAGTCAACACTGCCAATTACAGTTGCGGTTCCGATGGTTGCTACCGCTGTTTGTGCGACTGTTTTTACAGCTCTAATTCCTGCGGCTTTCAGCCAAAGTAATTTATCTGCTTTCATTCGGCATTCTCCTTTCATATTTTTTGGTAAAAAAATAGAAGCATTTCTGCTCCTAATCTAATAAAGTTCCTGTATATATCCGGCTGTATCGACTCACAAGTTTTTTGATTCCACTGTCACCAAAAAACATAGGCTCCGGGCCGTATGTACGGCGGAATCCCATGCTCACCATAGTTTTGTGGCTTATCTTGTCCAATTCATACACTCTGGTTAGTGCTTTGCTCCCAGAGGTGAAACAATTTACTTGAAATGATGGCATTGTTGCGCATTCATCCCCTTCAAGGTCACCTCTCGTAATTGGATTTCCGAGCATATAAAGCTGTGCATATGCCTTTTTTCCGGAAGCATTTGTTTCACTCCCATCCATGGAATAATTGTCTGCGCCAGTAATCTTAGAAACAGCCGCTCCCCACCTTGAAAAAACTTCCAATACAGGAGATTCTATTGTGCCCGGCATATCTTTCACCACCTCACAATAAAAAATGCGCCCACTTTTAAAGTGAACGCATTGCATTTTATGCTACAATTTAACACTGTAATTATAACATAATTGGTTGGTATCATTCAGTATACTTTAGTATCATCTTTAGGAAGAGAACACTTCTTTGGCAATTTTGCGAACAGCAATAATAACGGCTTGTTCTGCGTGATACATAGGCATGTACGCTCTATTTCCATATGAATGGTGTGGATGTCCGCTTTCATCTGTGTACCACCAGCCGTTTGGATTGTCCCAGTCTGATTTTTCTTTTTGGGAAGGATATGTTCCCATTCCGTAAGAATTTCCACTAGATAAAGGATAATCATTTGTACCGTATGTTATTCCTGCCGAAAATTCAATGAACAACACTTTTTCACCAGATAGTCTAACAGAAGCCCCGACGATATTTCCGTTTTGATCGTTAATGATTTCTGTATAGTAAGAGCCTTTTTCTTCATCCGGGATTGACTCCATGGTCGTTTGAATAACATCCAACCCGATTTCAGCCAATCGTTTTACAAAAATCTCATTTTTCCTCTGTATTTCATTTTGGTAAGCTTTTAATTTTTTGATGGCATTTTGAATAGATTTCGTTGATAAGTCGCATTTTATTGTCTTACCCATCTTCGTTTCCTCTCTTGGAAATTCCGTATCTGGCAATATTGCCTTTTTGTGTGTCTAAAATCTTCTTTAGTGTGTAGTCTGGCAATACTGTAGGTTCTCCATCTTCGTCCAAAATAAGACTTCCATCCTCGCTTATTTGTGGGATTCTGTCTATCCAAAATATGTCAGCTTCCTGTGGATGAAAATTTCGATTAAAGCTTGTAATGTACCTGTCATAATCCGGCACTATTCCGGCTGCAATTTCTTCTGGCGTTCCGGCTGTAGATGATACGGAAAAAGAGTATAGAACTGGTTTCTCATAAACTTTAATACGGTCTAATCCTTGTGTTTTCTCGGATATTCGTGACCAATATACTTTTTGCTTTTGACGGACTAATCCTCTCATGCAGTCATCCTTTCCATTCCAACAGGGGAAACGTATGTAAATTGGTTTCCTAAAATATCTCTTGTTGTTCTAATAACAAACTGTCCGTAGTCTGCTAGAATATTGCAACACCATTCCTCTGCATCCACCCAGTATCGTTTCTTAACCATACGATGAAGCTCTGGTAGTAAACCATAGCTGAACATTACACAATGTCCTAACTCATGGATGAATACACGGTTCAAAAGTTCTCCTTGTAGGTTGTTTGCAATAGAAATTGTCATTGTGGAGTAATCAGATACAGCAAGTGTCCTCTGCCCTGTACGGTCAATCAAAACATTATCATTTGGAGAAACAAAGTGCACTCTCCATAAGTCCCCATTCATATAGAATTGTTTCAGCATGGTTTCTCACCATCCTTTCTACGAAAAAAAGCCCCTGCCGCATTAATTTGCGACAAGGACTTAATTCATTTATTGCTCTAGTTCATCTGCTGTACGAAACGTGTCAGATCAGCTTTCATTGACTGTCTGAGCGTTGCATCTGCATCAGACCACATCTCAGTAAGATTACGGATAATGTCAGATGTGTACTCCTTCATGGAATCATCCATTTTTCTTTTGGATTCCGTGTCTTTGGAATCATGATAATGCCTACGATTCTCATCGTATCTATCATAGGATTCGCCATATCTGGATTTCTTCCGATTCATGTCATCCATTTCCATATCACTACGGTCTGGATGATATCCCATGCGGTACATATTACGTTCAAACTCTGGATTATTTAAATACTCGTCCATCCAGTCATCATCCTGCATATACAGATACGGTCTATAGCCTTTTCTGGTTCCCCTACCTTTTGGAGCGAAACGCCCATTTGAATAGCGGTAACGGTCATATCCCATGCGTCCAAGATACTTTTCTTCCTGTTCGCATTCATCCATAGCTTCTACGATTCTGTAATCCTTATCAGCGCAAATTGCACATTTTACTGCTTCCATGCAGTCTTTCAAATCGTCCCAATCTTGAGCACTGAGATTATCAAAGCCATGTGTCTTGGCTTTTTCCATAGCCCATTTTCCCATTTCCATTGCAACTTTATGCATTACAGTGCCCCCTTTCTAACAGCCTGCGTAACAGGTGTATCTGCTGTTGGGGCTGTACCATTGATTGCCGTCAAATTGTTACTCGGACTACAAGCCGGATTTCCTAACATCTTGAATACTCCGCCAGTTGCACTTGTAGCTACTCTGGTTGCGTACTTCGTTCTGGTTCTTATTCCACAAGCCGTAATCTGTGCACAGCAACGATTTTCTAGCGGATACAAAGTTGTTCCTGTTCCTATCTGAATCATTACCGGAGCAGTAATTGTAGTGGCTTCTGGTATACTTTGTGCAACAACAATACAATATTTCTCTCCATTGTTGTAACTGCCTGCTGGGAGTGTGATTACAAGATTACCTCCTGTAAACGCAACAGCTTGGCTTATTACAAGACGGTTGCAGAGCTTACAAACATTTTTACAACTCATATTTCTACCTCTCAATCAAAATAAGAGGTGAGCCGTAACCCACCTCTTAGAATTAGTCAACCTCTAAGGGCGAGTTACTTAGCAACAACCGTTACCATATGTATTACATCCTGCGTATGCATATGGAGCTGGAACCTGGAATGCAGGAATCGGAGCCGGGTTGATTGCATTGATTAATCTCTGAGCCTGTGCGTACATCTCTGTTGTAAGCAATGCAGACTGGCGATCCTGGGATGCAGCACGTTTCAGATCAGAGTTCTCTGCCTGTAATGTTGCAATCTTATCGTTAGTCAGGAAGTCAAGGATTGCTCTGGTGTTGCTGTTTTGATTTTCCAGAAGGTCTCTGGTGTTATTGTTCATTGTGTTCTGCAATGCACAAGTGTTGGTAGCCAGGTTATAGTTGATACCCTGGATAGCTTCTCTGGTCTCACAGCAACAATTTGCTAACTGAGACTGTAATGTGTTGGTATTCTGCATACCGGCTACAGTATCAGCATTGATTGCCTGCTGAACGCCGTTGAAGCCTTGAAGCATTCCGACATTCATACCATTAAAGCCACTCTGCATGGTATTGTTAAGAGAATATGTGCTGTCACAGATACCCTGCTGAATACCTCTGATACCATTTTGAATATCATTAAGAGCGAATTCCTCATTAATATCTGAACGGGTAGCCCATCCTTGGAAACCGGCACCGTTCGCACCGTTTCCACCGTTACCACCAAAGCCGCCGCCCCAGCCGCCAAAACCTCCCCAGCCGAAGATTGCGAAGATCAGGACGAGCCAGATAAGTGAAAAGCCATCACCGCCCCACATATCATTGGCACGGTTATTAGAGCCTGTAGCAGCTGCAATGTCGCTAAGGCTGTAATTTGAACCATTCATCATGTTTTTAGTCTCCTTAAATTTTATTTACAATAGGAGACATCCGCGGCTGTCGTCCCAAATTGTAGCGATTCTTAATCACCCAATTATGGGGAAGTGTTATAATCCAAGGAATTTCTGGATAATTCCATCTGGTGATAAGTGTTTTTCATTAAATACATTTTGCTGTATTTGATGCAACTGGTCTGTATCACCTTTTTTATATAAATCCAACGCATTTTTTAATGTTGGATTATTCCCTGCAAATTTACTCATATCGTTCATCATGTTATCAACACTTCCGAACCTTTGAGAAATCATTTGCTGAATTTTTTGTTTCATTATTGTATTTGGGTTGAAATTCATCTCTGATTACCTCCCTTCTGTGTCTTGGGCGTTTCAGATTGTATTGGCAATAATTCTTTAATTTCAGAAATCTCTGCGTGAACATCATCACGAAGTTGGTTAATCAGCGAAACAATATCAACTTGATTTGTGTTATTGCTTTCTGGTTGTTCTCCTTCATTTACAAGTCTATAAGTGAAAATTCTACTTCTTCCATCTGCCTGTAATTGTTTTCGGTAAACTTCTGTACCGTCAGTTTTTGGATAATAGACAGGGTTTCCAGACATATCTACATCTTTTGCCTTTACAGTATCAATCCCATCGACCATCTGTCCTTGTAACATGGGGATTTGTGGTACTTGTGGCATTTGTTGTATTGGTTGCTGAATCTGTGCCTGTCCGTATGGCATTGCCTGCTGATAACTATTCTGTAATTGTGCTAATCTATCTTGATACGGCTGTATTTGCTGAAATGGTTGCGCAAAATAAGGACTTCCATACTGCATATCTCAAACCTCCCTTGTTTTTATAACTATATTTTACAATAATAAGAGGTTGATTAACACGCCATGATAACGCCATAAATACGCCATTTTCTATTAATACAAAGAAAAGCCCCGACAATACATCGGGGCAACTTTCATAATTTTCTTTTTTAATTTTCTGTTTATGCGGTCTACGGTTCTCGTACTGTACCCCATGATTTCTGAAGCTTCTGCAAGCGTTTTTTCTTCATAGACACGCAATCGGAATAACTCCTTTTCTCTGGAATCAAATCCAGCTTCACGCAAATAGAAGATTCTTTCATCTTCTGAAAAGTCTTTATAATCATCCATTCCACTGTCCTCCCTGTTAGTGGAATCAATACTTACACCGGGAAAATGCCTTTTAGGGCAAAGCCTAAAACAATACCAATTATGCCAGTTATGACATAAGCAATTATTTTGTCCTGTAACTTTCCTGGCTTTTCCATGAGTGATTTTAAATTGTCGTTCATTTCGTCAACTGTATCCTTAATGTGTCCCAGGTCATTGTTGTATAAAGCAATTTTCTGTTCCAGCGCATTGATACGTTCAAAAAAAACTCCATCCCTTTTGGAATGCTTTTCTTTCATCTCATGGACGGCACTTTCCAATTCTTTCAAGCGGTGTTCGTTGATACACTCGTGTTCACATCCCATCGCTATTCCTTTCCATCACTCCCATTTTTTTAGATATTGCTTCTACCCACCTAATTTGAAGCACCCCTGCGATACGTGGGAGGATTGACGTATCACGCACACACCATCTTAGAATCCGATAAATGGAAAAACACCATGATTTACATAGATTTCAGTTTCGGAATCCCAGCTTCTATTCACAGAGGATTCGGAATGTGATCCTTGAAACTCAGCTCCCTGCTTTACTAGAAAGAAAAGAGCCAAATCAAATATGCAGTCATAGCAGTTTTCCATATCGGAATTTATTTTCTCATCACTGTAAGATGAAGGATAATTCCTTTTCTTCTTAAATGAACGAATAGCCCTCTTTGCCGAAAGAGGAATCATCCTCGCAGTTTCTGTATCATCTTCAAGATAATTTGTCAAGTCCTCTATAAGCTGTTCGTCCATTTAATCACCTACCTTTGCTGAGATAAAATCTCTGATATTATTCCAGCCTTATTAGTTGCTGTCAGGGCATAGCCGTTATCACTTGCAAGTTGTCTTAACTGAGATACAGTCATATTAGACAACTCGCTTTCTGTGTACTTATGTTTTGATTCATCATAAGCACTTACTACAGATGGTGACTGGCTGTTTTCATCGAGACTATGCCCGGTTATTCCCCCGCCTTGGTACCGATTACGATACCGCCGTTAGCTTTCGGTACAACCGGGATGAACATTCCAGAAGCTTTCGTCCATACTGCAACTGGATCTGGCGTAGCCCACATGGACATGGTAATAAAGGAACGGTTTTGCTGCTGAATGAACTGACGGTACTCTTTTTCCTCTGGTGTTGCGCCCCAAAGTCCAGTACCAAAAGAGCCATCCTGGTTAGATTCATACAGGGTAAATACATCTTCTTTGAAATATCTACCTGTTTTAACAATGCCTTTGCTTCTGTAACGGAATTTTTCGTCACAGCGATCAATTGTAATTCCGTACTCCTGCATGAGAAGGTTCGCAAGCTCCTGTTTCGTCAGAAGACGTTTGTTTGCTGCGCCAAGAACTGCGGTCTGCATTCCGGTGTTGTTTCTCATGTTGTTAATCATTTTAAGAGAGGTAATTGCCTTATTGACAACATAGCCGCCATCTTCTGCAAGCTGAACCATTTTCTGAATATCACCCATAATATCAGAATCTGGTTTAGACCAGTCTGTAATGGTAATTTTTAATTCAGACGGAACTCCAAAATCAATAGTCATGTCCACTTTGTTTTCTTTGATAACAAGTTTTCCAGTAGACAGTGCCTGTCCTTTCATAACTTTGGTTCTGGCAAGGACGGCCTCAAAAAGGTTTGTCGCGTCATCGAATACAAAGTCTGTAAGTTCCTCATTATCTGGTACACCGTTCTCGATAGCCTGTTGTAAGCTCTCGGACTGATTGAGCTTCCTTTTAATGAGAAGTTTCTCGGTCAACACCTTTTCAAAACCAGGTCTGGAACCGATTTCCGCTTCGGTGTCAAGGGCGTGTACAAATGCGATTTCCGGAAGCCGCTGTCCGCTCATAAGTCTGTAGTATTCAGCCTTCCAGTAATCTGTTTTTACATCCGGGAAAATGGTATCAAGGATTCCAGGTCTTTTAACAGAGAAATTCTGGGAGAAATTAAATCTTTCTTCCTCGCTGATTGCTTCTAATACATTGTATGCCATTGCTTATTATCCTCCTTAAAATACAACTTCGGTTTCTTCTACAAACACAATTCCAAGTGCCTGTAATTCAGTTTTTGCAGTTGTGTCAACAGTTGCGGGAAGTCGGTCTTCTAGGACACGTCCGGCAACAATAACGGAAATTGGACGCTTCTCATCGTCTGTCATATCCACATCTTCAAACACAAGACCTTTTGCGCCGGTTGCGTTTGTTGGGTATACGGAACCTGCCTTAATAATTTTTCTGTCATTAACTGCAACTGCATTTGTCTGATCTGCTGTGTAAGTTTTGAGTACAAGTCCTACCTCAGATTCAAGGATATTCGGGGTAGATTCGTACTGCTTAATTTTCATGAAAGCCATGTTTTAAAATCTCCTTTTCTTAGAAATTAGCTGGTGCATTATCATCAGCCGGTTTTGCATCTGGGTTCATGCGTGCCGAATACTGTTTAGCGTACTCAGACGCTTTACTAGTTTTTTCCTGTTTGCCACCGCTACCACCTCCGGGATTCGGAGTATTTTCCAATGCTTCTTTCTCCCAAGCTGCTTTTGCGGTATCAAGTGCTGTTTTATTTGCTTCGGAAACTCCCTTAACAAAAGTTTCGACTTCTTTCATTGCATCTTCTGGTTTCTCATACGGTGCAGATGCGTATGCTTTAATAGCACTCGCGTATGTTTCGGTTGAAAGTCCTGCATTTGCGAACATAGAAGTAATTTCACTGGTAAGGGCTTTTTTGTTGGATTCTGCAAGTGCAGCTTTCAAATCAGCTAACTCCTTATCCACTGCTTCCTTTTCTTTCTTGCGTTCAGCTTCTAGCCGTTCTGCTTCGGTCATGTTCTGCTTTTTCAACTCTTCCAACTCTTTTTCCAGGGAATCTGCTTTTTCAGCTTTTTCCTTCAGAGAAACATTTTTGTCTTTCTCTTTCTTAGTTTCAGCAGAAATAGAATCAAGAAGCTTAGAAACCTGTTCCTCGGAAGGTTCTGCAACTCCCATACCGATAAGTGCCTGTTTTGCCTGTTCTCTTGTCATTGAAATCTCCTTTCTTCCAGTCCAATACGCTTTTTCAACACGGTTCGCTCCGCACATGGTCTGTACCCGATTTACGCTCACGGGCTGTTGCAATTTATTTGATTTTGGGTATTAAAAAAGAAGCCTTAGATTTCTCTAAAACTCCTTAAATAATCGAAATTTGGTTCATTCTTCGTTAGATGGAGAATTTGCCATTGGTTCTGTTTTGGACGGATTTTGAAACTTTCCGTCAAGTAATTGCTGTGCTTTCTGCATTTCCGCTTCCGGGTCTGCCAGTTCCGGGTAAATAGTTCCCAGATACGGTAAACTCATTTCGTAGACTTTCTGCGGATCACTAAATAAACCGCAAGTAATCAGTGCAATAAGCGGATGAATTTTATTTTTAAACAGATAATCAAGTGCCTGTGCTTTTACAAGCATATTGTCTGTTGGGTTTCTGGTTATCTTTACATCGAAATCTCGCGTTGAGATATTAACATCATTTGATGTGCCGCGAATAATATTCAGAATGATTCTGGCAGATTCCTTTTCAGCTTCCTTCGTGAATGCTTCTACCAATTTTGCATCTCTCTCTGCGAAGTCCCATCCATTACGAAGGTATACGGCATTTCCTGTATCTCCTCCGCTATTGCTTTGGCGGTTTGGCATTGCTTCCACAATCAGCATATTATTGTAGATATCGTCCTTTGCAACCTGGCTCTCTGATTGATTCAGTTCAGCGGTCATCAGTTCAACATCTGACTGACAGCCATTTCCAGTATCTTTAACAGAGATAGCACCAAGTTTTACCATTTTCAAAAACTCGTTTTCATCTATCTCGCAGTTTTTAAACTTCATAAAGGCTTGCACAAACTGTTCCACGCCATTTAATCTATCAGACTGATATTTATTAATTGCATCAAATAAGGTGATTGCAATTTCAACATCTGAAAGTCTGTCGTGATTATTCGGACATTCAACGATAGGAATCCCGCCAAAACCATTGATGCCGTAGTTGGTTACTTTTCCATTCTTGATTTCAAAAAACTGGTTCTTTGAATAACATAAATAATATTGCTGTTCATCTTCATCTTTTAAAATCTGCACGGAAAGCATTGGTTTCCCATTTCTCTGTGAGTATACAATGTAACAATCGCCGGGATATGGAATGAAGATTCTAAACGGTGGTAAATCTCCGTTTTTTGTCCAGTCCTCTTCTTTCAGAATAGCCTTATAAGATGTTCCTGTTGCACTTTGGTATATTGCTCTCTGGATGTTTCTTGCATCTGCATTGGCTTCATCCAGATAATCATTCAGTAGGTCAACTTGCTCATTTATTTTTTTATCTGCTTTTTTCTTTTTGCATACATATTGAATTGGCTCCCCACAAATCTGTCCAGCTTTAAATTTTACAGTTTCAAATGCGTGATTTTCAACCACTCTGTTATTAACTTCTGGACGGACTATTTTGTTTCGGTATAATATCGGCTGATCGCCTTTCATGTACCGATACAAGTAATCAATTAATGTTCGGTTTCTATTATGTATGCCAATTGTATCTGATACTACTTTTACTACATTTTGTGGAGTGATTCGGTCAACGCCTGTGTAGGCTACTTTTCGCCCGAACTCACCTCGGCATAAATCTACAAAATTCATTGTATTTCTCACGAGCCGAACCATCCTTTCTGCAAAATAAAAAGCACTGGATATTTCAATCCAATGCTCTACTTTATATTTTACACATATTGGCGGTATCATTCAGTATACTTCGGTATCATCTTTCAAAACCTTTTATCTTTTTTATTTCTGCTATGGCTTTTAAATGCTTTTTTTTAATGTGAATCTCTGAATAACCCATCTCGTCTGCGATACGAACCAAAGATTTGTACTCAACATAGTGCTTAAATAATATGTCATATAGTAATGGATCTTCAACCTGTTCTATGGTTCGAACTATTTCTTGTTTTTTTTGTAAAAATTCGGATATCATTTTTGAAATCTCTTCTCGCAGATCAAATATCTTTGCAACCATATCTCCCATCGGATCACGTTTTACAGAAGTTTGTACCTTTTCTCCAACAGGAATTGCAGATACACTTGTGGAAAGAGAACTGAGCTGTTCTTCTTCGATAAGCTTGTTTTTGATTCTGTTATCATAATTTTCAATCTGGCGTAAATATTGAGCTGTAGTCATCATACTCTATCTCCTTCCCCACATAAAATTTTTGGTTGCTTTTACTTCTGCAAATCTTTTGCCGGCAAGCGTTATTGCAAGCTGCGTAACTCCATCGGCAGCGTCATCATGTTCATTATCACCAATATAGACGAATGTAGTTAATTCATCCATAGCCTTTTGATACTGTTTATCTTGATATTTCGGAGCCAAAAATATAAAATTTTGCTTAACATCCCCGGAATATTGATTTATTTTTTCTTTTTTTGCTTGTTTTGAAGGTGCTTTTGTACTTGTCGTGCTGCAAGCGTATTTATGTTCTTTCAAGCGTTCATTTACATAATAGGCATACATATCTCCACCATTATTTGCTTCAAAATTGATAGATTGAATATTATTTCCCATGATTCTTCCAACAACTAATGGCAATGTTCCTTCTTTGGGCGCTGTACTAAAAATCCAGTCATATATATACACATCTCCATTTTCGTATTCTGCACCCACTGGCATTGATAAGCTATCGCCACCACCCCACGCAACATCGCAAGCAGAAACATTTTTAACAAATCCACCTTCTGGTAGAACGCCGTTATAATATCTCAATTCATCAGCTGCAAACACAATTCCTTCACGCAAGAAGGGCTTTTGCTGATATTTAGCTTCCCATTCGTTAGCGTCTAGCCTAGCTTTCATATCAACATAATATTTTGTTGAAAATCCAACGCCATACTCATAATCGAAATTGGATTCACCATCATCGTTCAAAGCTGAAATTTTTCTAAACCGATACATTGGATTATCCCGATTTAGCTTCTCAATTTTTCCAAGAGGGTCATATAAATTCCATCTGGTTCCAACCATAAGTTCTCTTGCACCATCAATCTTACGGTCAACCATCTTGTTCAGATATTCTTGATATGTATTTTCCAATCGGGTAGGGCTTAATGAATGTTGCCTATCTCTTACAAGGTCATCCACGTACAAATACCCATCGGAAGAAATGTCAACGGCACCTGTCCAAGTACCTTCAATACCACGGCAAGTCATTGTTGCAAATCGGTCTGGCTTGTCCAGGTTTATTTCAAAATCATCAGCACTCTGTTTTTGAAGTTTCGATTGCGGGAAAATTTCACTGTAGTTGTATTCCTGTGTATTAATGAGATTAAGAAGTTCTCCGTAAAATCCTTTTGCCAGTTTTCCAGAATGACCGCCCATTGCACTATGACTATTCGGTCTTTTACCCATTATCCAAGACATAAAGAAAATACACATAGTAGATTTTCCAACACGGCTTGGAAGCGATAGACCATAAAACTCTATTTTTCTTTCTTCCAAATCCTGTAAGTCTTGGGCTACCACATGTAGTGTTTTTCTTCGTGGAATATAAAATTTCTTGCTGTCTGGTCTATTTTTTTCCATATAAAGCAAGTAACTTTCAAATAAATGTGGTGCTTCCAGCAATAAATACTGCCAGTAGATATCGTCAAAATTACCACTTCCAGTTAATGCAGCACACTTCTCTGCTATGTTATGTGAGTATTGACTTACTTTCATAGCCATTTTCCGTGCTTCTTGGTTCTTGTCGAAAGGAAGGTCAATATTCATATTTAAGAGCAAATCAAGGCAATCTTTTTGATTTTGATAGATTGTCATGTCGCTACTGATAATCTGATTTAGGACTGTCCGATACCATTCAAGCGAACCTTCTGTAATTTTTCCCATAAAAATAGAGCCAGACCTCCTTTCTTTTTAGGATTTAGTCTGGCTCTCATGTGGCTCTCTTGACTGTTTTATTTATTATTTAGCATTCTCATCAGCTGTCATATCTCTTGTATCTACGATGGTAGAAGTATTACTTCCTTGAATTTTTGGTACTTCACCATTCCATTTATCAATTTTCTGTTTTTCAATCAGTTCGGGAGTAAGAGATTCTGCGATTTTTCTATTTGCTTCTGCTTCAGCTTCTGCTTTAATCTTAATTGCTTCTGCTTTTCCTTCTGCATCAATCTTTGCCTGTTCCGCTTGGATAGATGCTTTCTCCTTTTCCTGTTCGGCAGCAATCAGTGCAACTTCTTTATCTTTATCAGCTTGTACTTTTGCTGTTTTAGCTTCAATGTTAGCAAGTTCAAGCTCCTGTTGAGCGTTCACTTTCTTCTGAATTGCAGCCTGTGTTTCATCATCAGTGGAAATAGAAGTAAAGTTTACTGTATCAATAATAATTCCGTATGGCTCAAACTTCTGCTTAAGATATTCGTCAAGTGCTTCATTCAGTTCCTGGCGTTTATCACCGAAAACATCTGTTACTGGATACTTCGCAGTTACTTCCTGCGTCCATGCTTTCATCTTAGGCTTGATAAAGGTGTTTTTTACGGATTCTCCTGATTGACCTTTGAACTGAGTAAACACATCGGTAACTCTATTTTGATCGAATTTATAAGAAAATTCAAGGTCAACTTGAAGTGATTTGCCATCTGCTGTAGGTGTCTTGAAACTTTCGTCTTTTGGAGAATCGCCCTTATCTTCAGATGTAAGATATGATTGCTCGATTCCTACGGAATACAGAGAAGTTTTTACTGTTGGTGAAATCACATGCCATCCCTGAGTAAGTACATTCTTAGAGATTCCTCCGTTCATTTTGTACTCTACCGCAATGTAACCAGCCGGAACTCTCACACTGCACTTTGCAACACATATAAGTCCTGCAATGATTACAACAGCTAATCCAATTCCACCTAAAAGTCCTTTTTTCATTTATTATCCTCCTCTTTTTGACTTTCGTCTTTATTTAACTCATCAATAGCATTTCTGCCAATGTGGTTCAATAATTTACCTAGTGGTTGAAATAATTTGTAAAGCAGGAACCATACTACTGCCGCTCCACATATCACTAGAAATATAAATACTGGATTCATAAATTCTCCTTTACTGGCCATTCAAAGCCAAAATCTGAACGTTTGATTTTGCATTGTGGGCTTCCGTCCTTCCAGAAAACTAATCCTTCTATCTCGTGTTCGGAAAGATATTTCTTGATTCCATCAAATGTACGCTCGACTTCAACGATATTTCTCCCATGTGGGATAAGGTCATCGTAATTATAGTTATATGGATTTCCATTAAAATGTTTTCCAATAGCTTCATACGTGCCGTCCACCCATGGGCTAAGATTACATTGCATTGAAAAATTATACGCTTTTACAAACCACTTATCAGACGGATCATTCTCATCAATCTTTACCCATCCAGGCCAGTGACCTGTAATGGAATCTGGATCACAGCAAGGGATAAATCCCTCTGGTTGTATTTTACCCTTCTTGCAGTCGTATCGTTTATAAAATTTTCCGTCAATTACTGCACAGCAAGAACCATCATATTTGACCGTTGCAATCCCTTCTCATTCAAGTACCCATTCCATAACTGGATGCACTTTTGGAAGAACCTTTACAACCTTATGGTCTTTGAATTCTCGTTCAAATAATGTTGGTATCTTTTTCATTCTTATTCCTCCCATAAAAATTTGTCTACTCCTCGTCCATTATCAACTACTTTTTTCAAAATAAGTATTCCGCACTTTTTACAATAATACGGATGAAAACGTTGATTAGAGTCACATGGCTTAAATTCATCAAAATCATAATTATAAGGATTAGATATCTCACATTTTTCAAAATCATGGTCGCATTCGGATGTCTTATTTGCATTTTGGCAAGGTGATAGTGGAAGTATTTGGCAATTCAGCGGATTGTCTCTTCCATGCTTTTCCGAGCGTGATATAACTTTATACCATTCAGCAACAGTTCTTTCACCTGCGTCTTTCTGAATGAAAGTGCCTAAAGTGTTTCCAACATAACATTTTATCACAGCATCATCATTTTTTATTTTTATCGAATAATTGCCAAATCTGGGCACGGTGAAATCAGTGATGAATTTTAAAATAGTTTTTTGGATTGGTGGATATGATGTGAGAAGAATTTCTTCAATCTCAATTTGAGCATAAAGTTCCATTCCAAGATCAGTAATTTCAATCGGAACAGGGCTGATTAATTCTTTCATACATTCACCTCGAACTCTTTCTTGCAGTTGCTTCCCTTGCATTTTAATTTAAGATGCTGAATCTTTGTGTTCGGGCTAATCAGAAGTGCTTTCTTTTGGCAAAAAGGACAACAGGCGTATTTCGTTCCATTGATATTCCGTATTAATGCCTGTCCATTCCACTGCTCTGGTGGGTTCATATATTCAGAAAAATCTATTCCTTCGGATTCCAATGCTGATTTAATGCTCATTAAAAATCTCCTTAAATTTCTTCCTATTAAAACCATTGTCTTGGTTTCCCCAATACGGATATTGCTCTAAGCATTTTCTCATATAATCGCATGGATGTGCTTTTGCAAAGTCAACAATTTCTTTGGCAGGTGCCTGTTGTACTTGTGTCTTCCATTCTGGACAACCTTTTGTTTTTTCTTGATCCATTAATTTTCCTCCGTTTCGGAATGCCATGCTTTTTTCGGAAATTATTCTGGTTTATTCGATTTGGGGCAACTAGTGTCCAAAATAGTTCATTACTTAATTTACATTCAAGTTCAATACTTAACGGCTTGCCTATGCTACAAAGTGTACCGTCCTCATTTCTGTGAAGAATACCGCCTTCGATAACAACGCCATCCGAAATTGAAATCTCTGGTATTGTTTCAATAACTTTTCCATTACATGTAAAGAAATGCTTTAACTCGTCTTTTTCACCCATATCAGCACATCCCTTTGTTTTTCCTTAAATTAGCGTATCGGTCAACCAATGTGTCAACAGTAACAGTTAACTCGTTGATTCTAATACAGTCATCCTGGTGGCGTTGTTCATACCATTCTATAGATGGATGACCAGTATCTACATTTTCAATTCCATCAATCGGAATCTTCCAGTTATCATTTTCAAGAAGCTTTTGGTTAAGTGTCTCCGATAAAGCTTTATAGTCCAGGATTATATGCTGTTTTTTCTCGCATTCATCAGCCAAACGAACAACTTCATTTTTCAACTGTTCTTCTGTCCAGTTTGCCATATCCTCAAATTTCATATTTACCACCTCTGTCTTCGAAAATTGTCTCTTCCAAGCATAAATTTTTCGGCTGAAAAATTATCCTCTACATCAATATGTGCTTCACGGTCTTGCACCTCATATCCGTTTGGTGTTAATTCAAGTTTTGCAGTATATTCAGCGCCGCAATTGGTGCATTGCCATGTCACATTTAAAAAGAGTCCTTTTTCTATAAAATGGTTTGTGAAATCGGCATTTTCATATTTCAATATTCCACCGCAAACAGGGCAATTGCGTTTATCAAGTAAATTTAGCATTCAAATTCCCTCCTCTCCCTGTGCTTCATCTGACAGGCAATCATTTTAGCTATGTTTTCACGTTCCTGTTTTATTCCATGCCCTTGACGGAACAATTCGCATTCAAGGATATTTCCGCAGTTTGAACATTCGTCTTTTATTTCTTTACCGCATATTTCCATCTTCTTTTCCTTCCCAAAACTCGCAACAGCACTCTGGTTCCGTAAAGTCTGCGCAATATTCGCTATCGCCATTGAAACAAACCCATGTGAAGTCATCATGTTTTCTACAATTCTTGCAACTTTTTTCGTTCATAAATTACCTCGATTTAGAAAAATCCAGTGTGCCGACTTGAACGGCATGAATCTCCCAACGAGAAACACTGGAACTTTAGGGGGAAAATGCAACTTCTGGCAATGGCAATTTGCCAGATAGAAACAACAGGAATCGAACCTGTGTCACATGATATTCAATATCATTGCTCTACCACTGAGCTATGTTTCATATCCCGCCTATAACGGTCAATCACTCCAACAAAAGAGCAATTGGGTTGAGTTCCACATTCATAGAAAGAAGGTGTATTGAAAATTTGTTTTAATCCGCTGAACACTAGACGGATTAATTGCAGGAGACGGATTCGAACCGCCGCTTTCAAGGATATGAGCCTTGCGAGATTCCGCTTCTCTATCCTGCGATGTACATGTTTGGAAGAACCATTTCAGCACGTTCACTTATTGACTACTAGAGGAAGTCACTATATCACCGATAAACAGTACGCATTCGGAACTCGGTTATACATTCCTGCGCACTGCCATGTGCTTTTCCTACCACCAAACTTTCAGTCTCCAAACAATGGGAAAGATAGGAATTGAACCTATAATGTTTACCACGAGGGAACGGTTTTACAGACCGCCGCAACACCGCCAATCGTTGCCGCTTTCCCATAACCCGGATTCCCGGGTTAGCAATAGGTTTATCGTGTTATGCTTTCCACTATCTACAAGTTTTAGTGCTGTAGATTCACTGGATATTTTTATGCGTCTTAGAACGGCATCTCTTGAAAACTCCTTTTATTAACGTGCGCTGCGTTAATATTTTTAACTCCGAGATATACCAGATGGGAAATCAGATCCATTTATGCTACGCCGTATCGCACATAAATCTACCTAATCCACACGCTCAACTGGAAGTTTTTTCCACCCATATTACGGATGAATGGCATTTAGAAGAAATGGAAGCTCTGGGATTCGAACCCAGGACTTACGGCTTATGAGGCCGTTGCTCTTACCGCTGAACTAAGCTTCCTGAGATACCAGTTGGCAATACTGGTAACCAAACTGGCACTGTTACAGTTCTTAACCACCAACTATAACAAAGGTTTTCTGAAATACTCCTGATACTTCAGATACGCCTTCCGGGATATTTGAAGTCCCTTTAATCAGCCCCATCTAGGCTAGAAGGCTAGAGGTGTTTCTTATGAAAACTTAAAATCCTTTACAGCATATTAAACACTGCGAACGGGGCTAGTCGGATTCGAACCGACAAATATAGGAACCAAAATCCTATGCCTTAACCATTTGGCGATAGCCCATTACCCCCTGGCGCACCATTAATCCAGGGGTGTGATATATAAAGTCCAGCACTTTCAACCTATAAAGATTGTTATTCGCTACTCTGGATGCCTCGACTTATCGCTTTCGTAGGCTTTCCCGAGCCTACATGGATTAAGCCGAAGTGGTGCTTTTATGAATTTAACCCTTTCGATTAACTCAATCGGGATAATTCCAATTGGAATTGGTAAATACATTTGTCACCTCGTAATCAAAAAAATATTCAGTACAAACAGGGCTTCCATTAGAAAATAAAACAGAGCTTGCAAGCAATTAATTTTTCTTTCATCAAGCATCGCCAGTACACCTGCAATAACAATTACAAAAAACATGAGATTTGATGCAACTCCAATAACATCAAGTTCATTCATTGTCTTTTTCCTCCCCAATTAAAAAGTCCAGAATTTTTTCTGCAATTTCTTCTTCTGGCTCAAATGGCATTCCACAGTAATTGTAGGATTCTAAAGCCGATTTTAGGCTTGATTTGAAGCCATTGTAAATTTCTCCATGTTGTAACAGTTCGTGCCTTAAAACTAAAATTGCATCAGTAATTGATTGAGAAGTGACACTAATTTGTGCCAAGCACTCCATTTCAATGTCTGGAACAGCCATCATTTCAAAATCAAATACTGGAATTTCATCTACTGCGGTATGAAAATTTATTGATCTTACTCTCGGAACTTCATTTCCATCAATGAAATATTTTGTGCCGAGCCAATCATAGGGGTTGGGGTTTGTGATTTTCACTATCGGCATCTTCGCATCCCCTCCTTCGAAATTTACAATACAAAAGAATGTGTTTTGCGATTTCTTCAAGCTCATATATGCTGTATCTTGGAACTACACGTGGCTCACGTTTCAATAATGGGGATAATGGTGAAAATGGCTTTGGCGGCTCATATGTTATAGTCGCGTTAATAATCATGGGAGCTACATCTGTAGGAGATTGCAAAAGATTTTTGCCTTCTGAACCAATCACCTGTTTCCATTTTCCATTCACCATTAAAAAGAATTTCCCGTCTTGCGCCTTAACTGTCCCATCTGGGAAATTTTCTTCGTTGTTGCGAGTATTGTAATCTTTCATCCCTCTTCTACCTCCCCGAAATATTTCTTGTAAAGCTTATGGCTGCAATACCACAGATGTTGCATCACAAAAATTTTATCAATACATTCCAGACCATAATACGTCAATCTGTACTCGGCGGTTCTGTCTCCGTTTTTATCAGCACTATAGCCAGCTAATTCAGATTTTGATTTTGCGCCAAACCATCTGCCATTCTTTGTAACAAACAAAGAAAGATTCCCATATTCACAAACATATGTGGCGGTTTGAGTATCATACAATCTGCCATCAGCTAATATTGCATTTGCGTGAATTGGCTTCACCAGTTTCCGAATTGTCGGGGACTCCTGTCCGACATTTTCATAATCATGTCTGATTTCAGAAACACCTTTTTTATTTTTTGAGAAAAATTTAAGCACGCCTTTTCCTCCCGAAATATTCATCAACTGCCTGTCTTACAATATCCGATACACTCCTGCCTGTTCGGTTCTTCTCTTCCAGGAGCCTTTTTTTCTGTTTTTCGGAAACTCGGATGCGGATGGATTCGGATTGTGGGTTTGGTTTCATAAGCACTTTTCCTTTCTTGGACGTCCTTCTGTCATTTTTGGAGTTTTTAGTGCTTCCTCAATAGACATTCCTTTGCGCAAGTGTCTGTAATTAAAAGTCTCAACAGAAACTCCATATTGTTTGCAAACGTCAGATTTAGGAACCATTTTTCCATCATACAAAATTAATGCTGTTTTCTTTACATTTTCACGTTTTTTCCATTCGGATGTCGGTCTTTTATTCTTTTGTTGTTCCGCATTGGTTATCCACCTACAGTTATCTGGTTCATAATTTCCATTTACGTCTATTCGGTCGATAGTACATTGTCCAAATGGAGCGTTTTCATCATATCCATGTTCATAAGCCCAATCTCGAAAATTTGAATAATCGTGCCATTCTTCGCAAACTTTAATACCTCTTCCACCATAATTTCTATATTCTTCTGCATGATGAGATTCACAACGACGTTTCATATCTTGCCAGACATGATATAGTCTTTCTTTGCTTCCACCATGAATTTTGCAGAATTCATCATGGAAACATCCACAACTTTTCGCTTTTTTAGAGATCAGTTCGACTGGCCTTATGTTTTTTATGTTTCCACAATCACAGCGGCACTTAAATCTTTTAATTTCTCCTGGCTCGTTTATGCCAATTACTGTAAGAAGTCCAAAACGTTTCCCGATATAGGATTCATCATACTTGATACATGAATAATGTTTCGTGCAACTTTGATTCGTCCACTTTCCAGTTTCTACGTTATGAAAAGATATTTCCTTTTCTGCTCCGCATATAGTGCATGAAAGTTTTAATTTATCTGGCGATCCGTTTACTATTCCAATGACCTTATAATCACCATAAATTTTCCCTATTTCAGATTCTAAAAGGTCTTTTTTACTTTTTTGAAATTTTTCAACAGCCTTATTCTTTTCAGTGATTTTGCATTTTTTACAAGTTTTTATTAGTTCAGACCATTTATTTCTGCCACATATCATGTCTCGATAAATTGTTTCACCACATTTAGTGCATTTTAATGTGACTTTCCTTATCCTTGTTCCCGGATGAAATGTTATATCAACAATTTCGTAATCGCCATTTATAGTTCTTACTTTGCTTTGAAAGTTGGCAATCATATTATTTGCAGTCTTTTCATCAATACCGTATGAAACTAGTTCTTCAACACTGTTCATCTTCGGATTCCTTTCTATATCAAATAACTCATTATCAAGTCTCTAATAATTTGTGAAATACTTTTGCCAGATCGAAGAGATTCCTTTTCAAGAAGCATTCTCATATCATCATTTACTCGAACTCTTATTGAATCTCCCTTTGGGTCTGTAGTTGGCCTTCCTTTTGTCATATCATCATTCCTTATATATGTAGGACAAAACACAATAGGTTCTTTATTCGGGTTACTCATTCAGCCTGTATAGGGTTTTATATATACCCCCCTCCCGGTCGTCCAGTGCGGACGCTGGCAAGTCAGCCCGCCGCCCCATGGGAACCGCTGCCCTTGCCTGGTCGCTGTTTGTCGGATGCCTTCGGCAGTGGTCACGGGAATGTCAAGTCTTTAATATTTCATCTATAAGACAAACACAGATTTGTCTTATAGATCTATTTATTTTTCTATACATCATGTACAAATATAATCATCATTATTGTGCATATTGTACGATTCCATGCGTTTACTGCCTTTTGTCCGTCCGTCATGTACATTTTCAACGTTTCTGTATGTCTCGCAGGCTTTACAATTCCGGCTTTTCCATCTCTGGAAGCTGTAAAGCTGCTTTGTGTTTCTCTGCGATCTGCTGCGCGGTCTGCTGTGGTACGCCGTACTGCTGTGTGGATTGCACTGGTGCAGTTTCTGCCATGCCATAGGCGGCTTTTGCAACAAATATCAAATTCGCATTTGTTCCGGTCTGGTTATGCAGTCTATTAATTGCACAATTTTTGCAAATATCAAACCATTTTTTAGCCGTGTCACCATGTGACGAGTTTATTCTATACACTCCATTCATCCAATCAGTAAACGTTGTACGATTAATCCCAACTAAAAAACTAAATACCTCCAATGTTGGCAATACATGATATTTGCTACATAATCTCACATAAGTATTAAACATTTTATCTAATAGCTCTATATCATCATTACTCGGCTTTTGTATATGATCTGCAATATAAAAAATCATATCTACAAAACTGTCTGATACTTCCTTCTTATAGTTTTCGTTATCTGGTGATATACATAATACAGTATTTATATATTCATCAGCATATATATTAATATTATCTAAATAGATATCTACGTCTTGCGCTTTTACTGTATTATCTTTCATGTTATCACCTCACTTTAACACGTTAATTTGCAAATAAAAAAGAGAATGTCACCGGGTAAAGCTTATTCCCGGAATACTTCCGGGTGTTCGGGTACATTCTCTAAAACTCAAATTAAAAAAATATTCTGTTTTCTTCGTTGCTGATACCTTAGCACAGTTTTTAATATCTTGTCAAATTTAATTTTGCATAAAATAAAACCCATTATTTTGTCAATAATTAATAAATAATAATTAGGGTGTTATATTATAATCTTTATTTATAGTTATATCTTATATATTATTATACGGTACTGTATAGCATATCTTTTAATAAACT